CATGGGAAATGTCACAGCAAACTCCAATTACAAGTGGTAATCAATGGGCTTCTAGTTATGTAGGTCATATAATATATAGTTTAGGTAATAACTTAAGAGCTTCATCAAACACAACTGTAAAAGTTGGCATGAGTGGAGCTACATTTGACAACGGTTCAGTAAATGTATACGGACTTAAATAAGAAATAATTAACACATATCTTCAATAAAAAATATCCACCTTTTGGTGGGTTTTTTTTATCCTGTCAGTCTTTTAATTGACTAAATAGAGCATAAATTAAAAAAGTCGAGGAGAAATAAAATCGCCGCTTATCAAGAACTAACAATAGAGCAGGGTGCAACCTTCACTAGTAACTTAACTGTAGATGATGCTCAGGGAGACCCAGTTAATCTTGCTGGTCACACTGGTTATGCTGTATTAAGAAAGACTTATGATTCAACAACATCTAATAATTTTACCGTAACTGTAACATCAGCCTCACTTGGTGAAATTAATATGAAAATGCCTTCAGCTAATACAGCTGCTCTAAAGCCAGGACGTTATTGTTATGATTTAGTCATTTCAAAGAATTCTGCTGAATCAGATGGTTCTTATATAAAAACTAGGGTTATAGAGGGTATCGTAACTGTTACTCCGGCTGTCAGTACATCAACTGGAGCAGGATAAATAAGCATGTTAAATAAAAAGGAAGAGAAATGGCAGACATAGGAAAAGTTACCATAAAAACATCTGGCCGCTCTACTATTTCAGCACCAGATTTTAAAACAACACCAGCACTAACTGTACCTGAACTGACTGATGTCACAGTAGTAGGTCTTGAAAATTCATATGGTATATTTTATAAGTCAGCATCTAATACATGGGCAGCAGGACCTGTTATTGCAACAGAAACAGAAATTGCAGTAATTACAGGCGGAACATTTTAAGAATAAACAAATACTTGAGTAATAATATTTTAATGAATTACCAAACAGATAGATAACCAAATTATTTTAGGATAAAAGAAAATGTCAAATACAGTAATTAAATTAAAATATGCTGTCACTAGTAGAACTCCAGCCTCTGGCTCATTAGCAGTAGGAGAAGCAGCTTACTCACAAACATCAAAGGTACTATTTATTGGTGTAACTGGTGGTGGCGCCGCCATTAATATTGGTGGTCAATTCTACACTGAAACAATGGATGCGGCTACAGCAGTTGCAACTGCTAGCACATTGATGAAAAGAGATTCTTCTAATCAAGTTGCAGCTACTACATTTACTGGTGCTTTAGTTGGTAATGCAAGTACAGCCACAACAGCAGCTGCTTGGGCAACAGGCAGAACAATTTCTCTTACAGGCGATGTAACATATACATCAGCTGCATTAAATGGTGCTGGTAATGTTACTGGAGCGGCAACTTTAGCAGCCTCTGGTGTATCTGCAGGTACATATACAAAGATTACAGTTGATTCTAAAGGTAGAGCAACTGGTGGTGCTACGGCAAGAATAGACGAATTATCAGCACCAACAAGTGCAGTCGCTTTTGGTAGTCAAAGAATAACAGCACTTGCTACTCCAGCTGCCGGCACTGATGCTGCAAATAAAGCATATGTTGATTCTATAGTTCAAGGTCTAGACCCTAAAGCTTCAACTGTAGCTGCAACAACAGCTAGCGTTACATTATCTGGTACACAGACGATTGATGGTATTGCTTTATCAGCTGGCGCCAGAGTTTTAGTTAAGAATCAAACAACTGCATCACAAAACGGAATATATGTAGTAGCTGCTGGTGCATGGGCAAGAAGTACTGATGCTGATACATTTGCTAAATTAGTTAGTGCATACTTATTTGTTGAACAAGGTTCAACTCAAGCAGATACTTCATTTACATGTACTGTTGATACTGGAGGTTCATTAGGTTCAACCGCCATTACATTTGTTCAATTCAGTGGAGCAGGTACAAATACTGCTGGTACTGGTCTATCATTATCAGGTAATGCTTTCAGTATTACTAACACAGGCATTACTGCTGGTAATAAAGGTAGTGCATCTGCAGTACCAGTTATAACTGTTAATGCTCAAGGACAACTTACAGGTTCATCAGACACAGATATTGCAATTGCAGCTTCACAAGTTACTACAGGTACATTAGCAGTTACTCGTGGTGGTACCAACGCAACATCATTTACAAATAATCAAATAGTTCAATTTGATGGAACAAGACTAGCATCATTAGCTAGTCCATCTTATTCACTAACAGGAAGTTTGAGTGCAGCTAAAACCATAACTTCATTGACAGTTGATGCTTACGGAAGAACAACGGCTGCTACTGGAGCTGATATTGCAATCGCAGCTACACAAATTACATCGGGTGCAGTTGCAGTGGGTACTGGTGGTACAGGAAGAACAACTCTAGCAACAAATGGAGTATTAGTAGGAGCAGGAACAAGTGCAGTGACATCATTAAATTCATCTACAGAAGGCCATCTATTACAAATAGGTGGTTCAGGTGTTCCAGTATTTGCCCACTTACAAGGTGGCACATTTTAATTAAACATATTATGAGAGGTCTATATCATGGCAGACAACAACGACAAGTTTTTAAGTAAGTATAATGAAATAATTTTTGAGAATTTAGATGCAATATTAAGACAGAATATGATGTTTCAAACACAAATATCATTTCTAGAAGAAGCAGTTAAAGATAAAGAACAGTTAGAGAAAAATCTATATGCTAAAGAAACAGAGATTGATTTAACAAGTGAACTTGCTCATTTAAAAAGTGAGTTAAAAGATAAAGAAGAAATTTTAGCTATATCAGGAGATGGAAGTCCTGATGCTCATAGATTACAAAATGCATTGAATACTCAAATGAAAGATGCAACAATTAGAAAAAGGCAAATAGCAAATTTAGAGTCTGAAAAAATAGTTGATAAGAGAACTATTTCTGAGCAAAGAAAATACATTCAGAAATTAGAAAAGATGTTGCCAAAAGAAAAGAAAATTAGAGTACTTCCAAAAACTGAGCCAAAAGTAGTTGCTAAAAAAGTAGTAAAAAATGCAGTTAAGAAAAACAAAGTAAAAGAAGATAAATTAGATTTAATAATGAAATCAGATGAAGATGTTTCTTCTGGTGGAACTTTTTAGGCATACTGAATTAAATGGCACAGAAAACAAAAATACAATTATTCAATTCAAGCACCGCAAGTGCGGTGCCATCTCTTGGTGTTATAGCTATTGGTGAATTAGCTTTAAACTATTCTGATGGTATTATCTATTTCAAAACTGCAGCAAATACTCTTGGTCAAATAAAAACCACGCAAGTAGCAGGTCTAAATACAGAACTTCAATTCAACAACTCCGGTTCATTTGCAGGTAATTCAGCAGTAACATTTTCTGCTTCTCAAAGTAAAGTTACGGTGCCAGGATTAAGTGTTCGTGGAGCATATAGTTTACCGATAGCTGATGGTTCCGCAGGTACGGTATTAACAACAAATGGCTCCGGTGCTGTTACTTTTGCAGCTGCTTCAGGCGCTACAATTGGTGATGTACTCGCTCTCTCAATTGCATTAGGATAAAAGGTAGATTATGTCAAAACCAGCAACAAGAAATCAACACAAAGATTACTGCTTACGCAGACTCGGACATCCTGTCATTGAAATTAATGTAGATGATGACCAAGTAGAAGACCGTATTGATGATTCAATACAATTCTTTCAAGACTATCATTTTGATGGCGTAGAAAAGATGTATTTAAAACATCAAATTACTGCTGCAGATATTCAAAGAAGATGGATATATGCTCCTGACAGTGTTATATTTGTAACTGGTATTATGCCATTTACAGACACATCTGGAATGGGAATGTTTGATATTAGATATCAATTAAGATTAAATGATTTATTTGATTTTACTTCTGTATCATATGTCTCTTATGAAATTACAATGCAACATCTTAGAACTCTAGAGTTGTTAATGGTTGGTACTCCTCAATTTAGATTTAATCGACATAGAAATAGAATTATGTTAGATATTGACTGGACCCAAGATGTTACACCAGGTTCTTATGTTGTTATTGAATGTTATAGAGCATTACAACCAGATGTAATTAATATAACAGGCACATTAACTGCTGCAACTACAGCCAATACACTTACAGGAACTGATACAGATTTTGACCAACAACTTCTTGAAAATGACTTTATAACATTAAGTGATGGAAAACAAGTACAAGTTAATAAAATATTATCTCCAACAATCATACATTTAAAAGCAAATCCAGTAGCTGCTATAACTAACGGAACTGCTACTATAGAAGGAGTATCAGATGTTTGGAATGATAGATTCTTAAAACAATATAGCACTGCTAAGATTAAATATCAATGGGGTAGCAACTTAAGTAAATTTGCTGGCATACAAATGCCCGGCGGAGTAACTTTAGATGGTCCTAGAATTATGGAAGAAGCTCGAGTCGAAATCGAAAAGATAGAAGAAGAAATGCAGGTAATGAATGTTCTTCCATCTGAAATATTTTATGGATAATTAACTATGGGAACTAATCTATATTTTAATAATTTTCCTAAGGGCATAACACAAGAACAACTGACTGTTGAAGACCTTGTGATTGAAGCGATGAAGATGTATGGTATGGATGTTTGGTACATGCCACGCACGTCTGGTGATGTTGTGGACTTCATATATGGCGAAGACCCATTAAAACAATATATGTCTGCATTTTCTCTTGAGATGTACCTAGAGAACATTACTGGTATGGATGGCGAAGGCGATTTCATATCTAAATTTGGTTTAGAAATACGAGATGAGATAACTCTTCTTATGTCTCGTAGAAGATTTGGTATGATAGCTGACCAAACAAGGCCTCTTGAAGGCGATTTAATTTATGTTCCTGTGGTAGATGCCTTTTTTGAAATTACATTTGTTGAACACGAAAATGACCAAGCAATGTATCACACATTAGGTCGTGGCCGTGGTGGCAATGTTTATGTTTATGCTTTAAAACTTAAACAGTTTGTATTCTCTAATGAACTTGTTAGTACAGGTGTCGAAGAAATTGATACAGTAATAAGAAAGTTCTATCCAAGAACAAGACAAACTATTCAAACTATGTATAATGGCAAGTTTGTTAATGATGAGATTGTATATCAACCATTGGTTGAATCACGCCCAGCTTTAGCTAATTCAACTGCTCGTGCAATTGTATTTGATTTTAATCCAAACACATCAATTGATATTATCAGAGTTCAAGGAACATTTGCAAATAATGCCAACCTGATTGGTAATACATCAAGTTCAGTCGCAAAAATTAATATTGTCGATGAGAACTTTAATGCTAATAATGCATTTGAATCTATAGACGATAATATGAGATTTGAAGCTGAAGCCGATTCTATAATTGACTTCACAGAAACAAATCCTTTTGGAGAAGTATAAATGCTAGGTAACAAACACTTTTATAATCGTACTATGAGAAAAGTCATTGTAGCTTTTGGCTCAATGTTTAATGATATCGTGTTACAAAGATATACAGCTAACGGTGAAACTGCTAAAACACATTTTAAAGTTCCTTTGTCTTATGGTGCCAAAGAAAAATATATAACAAGAATTACATCTGACCCTAATCTAACAAAAGCTGTTCAGTCTGTTGTACCTCGTATTTCATTTGAGTTATCAGGATTAGATTATGATACAACTAGAAAACAAATATCTAGTGTAATGAACTTTGCAGCTAATACATCAAATCCTACTGCAACATCAGGCACTAGGAATCTTAAAACGCAATATGTTCCTGTTCCTTATAACTTTCAGTTTAACATGTCTCTTTATGTAAGAAATACTGAAGACGGCACACAAATTCTAGAACAGATATTACCATTTTTTACACCAGATTTTACCGTTACTGTAGATTTTATTTCTGACATGGACCAAAAATATGATATGCCTGTAGTTTTAACTTCAGTTACACCAAGTATAGAGTATGAAGGTGATATGACAACTACTCGATTGATTATTTGGGATTTAACATTTACTGCAAAGGGTTATATATGGCCTCCAGTTAAAGAAGGTAAAATAATTCGCCAAGCAGAGACAAACCTATACATAGAAACAGCTTCAAAATCTGCTCAAAAAGTTTTTGTTGATTATGCTAATAATAGTTTTAATGTAGCTAGTGGAAAAAGTAACTATTTTCTTGATGAAGAAACTATCTTTGCAACTAAAACCACAGATGGTAAAAATATAGATGTTAAAGGTGATTTGGCTTTCTTCAGTAATTCTAATAATGGAATCGTAGTTGTAAGTAACATAAATACTTTATTGAAAGCAAACGATATAATTGAAGGCGTTACATCACATGCATCTTATACTGTAACAAAGGTTGAAAATGAACCTCTTAAGACAGTTATTATTATAACACAGCCAGACCCAGCTACAGCTAATGCTGAAGATGAGTATGGATTTTCTGAAACAATTACTGAGTTCCCATTCACATAATGAGTAAAACTAACGATAAGTTATCAGAACTTTTCAATGTAGATAATGAGAAAGACTTTGTTCCTACAATGGAGATTCTACCAGTCCAAGAAAAAAAACATGAAATTGTTCCTATTGAAGTAGTAGCAGAACAAGACACCGAATTTGCTCGAGATAATATTAAAGATTTAATTAATAAAGGCAGTAATGCTTTAGATAATCTTTTAGCTGTTGCTAGAGAGTCTGAACACCCTAGAGCATATGAAGTAGCTGCAGCTATGATTAAAAATCTATCTGATTCCAATAAAGATTTGTTAAATATACAAAAAACTCGTAGAGATTTAACAAAAGATGACCATGGATTTGCAGGAAATACAAAAAATATGAATATAGATAAGGCTGTTTTTGTTGGTTCTACAACGGAGTTAGTTAAGTTTTTAAATAACAATGAAAAAGATGTTACTAAGGACGTCACTCCTAAGAAAGATAAATAACATAAGATAGTAAAAGGATATATTATATTATGGCTGAAGTAAGAACAATTGCTGATGGCTACATGGGTAATATTAGATTAAAACGTGTAGGTGTCGAATTAAATTATACTGAAGAACAAGTGGCTGAATTGGTCAAGTGTTCCAAAGACCCTGTATATTTCATTAAAACTTATGTTCAAATAGTTAATGTAGATAAAGGTTTAGTGCCGTTTGATATGTGGCCTTTTCAAGAAGATATGGTCAGGTCGTTTCATGCAAATAGATTTAATATTGCAAAGATGCCACGTCAGTGTGGTAAAACAACGACATCTGTTGGATATATGTTATGGTGTGTTTTATTTCAAGAAGAATATACAGTAGGTATTCTTGCTAACAAAGGTTCTCTTGCAAGGGAAATTTTAGGAAGATTACAAAAGGCTTACGAATATTTACCTCTATGGTTACAACAAGGCATTGTAGTTTGGAATAAAGGTAATTTAGAATTAGAAAATGGGTCTAAGATATTTGCCTACGCAACATCAGCTTCTGGTGTTCGTGGAGGTACTTACAACATGGTGTTTTTAGATGAGTTTGCTTTTGTGCCTCATAATATGGCCCTAGAGTTTTTTCAGTCAACTTATCCTGTGATATCATCTGGAACAACTACAAAAGTAATTATAGTCTCAACGCCAAATGGGCTGAATCTATTCTATAAGATGTGGGTTGATGCACAAGAAAAACGCTCAACATATAAACCACTCGAAGTCCACTGGTCAATGGTACCAGGTAGAGATGCAGAATGGAAAGATGAGACAATACGAAACACGAGTGAAGAACAATTCCGTGTTGAGTTTGAAACTGAATTTGTTGGTTCAAGTGCAACTCTAATTTCAGGTACTAAACTGAGAAGCCTTGCATTTCATAATCCAATCCGTTCAGATGACGGTTTAGATATATATGAGGAACCTATTAAAGGACACTTGTATATTGCGGCAGTTGATTGTGCTGAAGGAGTTAATTTAGATTACTCAGCCATCATGGTAATAGATGTAACAGAAACTCCATATAGACAAGTTGCTAAGTATCGAAATAATAAATTACCATTGTTGTTTTATCCAACAGTAATTTACAAAGTAGGTACAATGTATAATGACGCTTTTGCGTTAATTGAAACTAATAATATAGGTCAACAAGTTGTAGACATTCTACACTATGACCTTGAATACGAAAATATTTACAAGTTAGAACATCATCACATAAAAGGACAGGCTATATCTAGTGGTTTTAAAAGGTCAACTTCGTTTGGCGTTAGAACTACAAAAACTGTTAAGAAAATTGGGTGTGCTAATTTAAAGACATTAATTGAAAACGACAAACTTATATTAAATGATTTTGACACTATTGCCGAATTAAATACTTTTGCCCGACAGAGAGATTCTTACGGTGCTGAAGAAGGCAATAACGATGACCTAGTTATGGGTTTAGTTTTATTTGGTTGGTTGACTGCACAATCATTGTTTAGAGACGAAACAGATGTGGATGTAAGAAAACAAATGTTGGCAGAAGCAAATATGTTAATAAATGAAGAATTAACTCCAGTTGGAGTATTTGATGACGGACGAGAACCAGAAAGTGAGATTGATTCAGACGGAGAACGATGGATGAATACTGATGCAATAAAGAACTATCCAACCTCAACTTTCTAAAACACTAAATAGAGTATAAATTAAAAATATATTCAAACAATTATTGACCCATTTATAAGAGGAGTAATCAAATGGCATTTCAGCTCTCACCGGGGGTAAATGTATCAGAAGTAGACCTGACTACAATTGTCCCTTCAGTCGCCACTAGTATTGGTGGTATTGCTATAAAAGCCGATTGGGGTCCAGTCAATGAGATAACAACTATATCAGATGAACAGCAACTTGTCCGTATTTTCGGCAAACCTGGTTCAACTAATTATGAATTCTGGTTCACAGCGGCAAATTTTCTAGCATATTCAAGTAATTTAAAAACAGTTCGAATCAGAGAAGGCGGACATCTTAACTCAACAGTTACGACTTCAGCTCAAGCTGCTCCGGGCATTTACATACCAAATGATGCAGCTTGGGACGCAAATTATTCAGTAGGTGCTGTAACTCACGGCGCTTACGCTGCAAAATATCCTGGCACTAAGGGTAATTCATTACAAGTTTCAATTGCTGATGCATCAACATGGGCAGCTTGGGCTTATAAAGCAAACTTTAGTGACCAACCTACAACTTCTGCTAAAGCAAAGGCTGCCGGGTCAACTTTCGATGAGATTCATGCTATCGTTATTGATAGACTTGGCGAATTCTCAGATGGAGTTGCTAACACTATTTTAGAAGTATTTCCATTCATGTCTAAAGCTGGTGATGGTAAAGATGATTCAGGTAATGCAAACTTCTATAAAGATGTTATTACTCAACAATCACGATATATTAGATACATGGCACATCCAGTTGCACCGAACTTAACTTCGGGTAATTGGGGAACTTCAGTTACACCAGCTAAAGTATTTAAAAACTTATCAACTCAAACTACATTCACATTAACAAATGGTGCTGGCACAGGAGTTTCTGCTGCTAACACAATAATTGCTTATGATGAATTTGGTAATGCAGATACTGTTGATGTTAATTTACTAATGGCAGGACCAACTACAGGTGCAACAGTAGCTCAGAAAGTAATTACTTTGGCTGGAACAAGAAAAGATGTCATGGCATATGTTTCACCACAGAAAGCAGATGTAGTAAATGCTGTAGCTCCTGCGACAACAACAGTTGCTTATAGAAATGGATTAACATCATCTTCATACGCAGTTATGGATTCTGGATGGAAATATCAATATGACAAGTACAATGATGTATATCGTTGGGTACCTTTAAATGGCGATACTGCTGGTCTAACAGCGAGAAGTGACCTCGAAAGAGACCCTTGGTTCTCACCTGCTGGTCCTAACAGAGGCATCATGCGAAATGTATTGAAACTTGCATGGAATCCTACAAAAGCAGAAAGAGATACTCTTTATACAAAGGGTATTAATCCAGTCATGACATTCCCAGGCGAAGGCACACAATTATTTGGTGACAAAACATTGTTATCAAAACCATCTGCCTTTGATAGAATTAATGTTCGAAGATTGTTTATTATAATTGAGAAAGCAATTGCTCGCTCAGCTAGATTCTCAATGTTTGAATTCAATGACCAGTTCACAAGAGCTTCATTTGTAAATCTTGTTGAACCATATCTAAGAGATATTCAAGGTCGTAGAGGTATTACAGACTTTAGAGTAGTTTGTGATGAGTCAAATAATACAGGCGAAGTAATTGATAGTAACAGATTTGTTGGTGATATTTACATCAAACCAGCAAGGTCAATTAACTTTATTCAATTAAACTTTGTTGCAGTTAGAACCGGCGTTTCATTCGATGAAGTCGTTGGACAATTCTAATAAATAGATAAAACAGGAGAAATTAAATGGCATTTAATGTAAACGAATTTAGAAGTCAAATGATTGGTGACGGTGCTCGTCCCAATCTGTTTGAAGTCTCTATGCCTTTTCCTGCATTTTCTAATGCTGGAAACGCACAACAAAAAATGACCTTCATGTGTAAAACTGCACAACTACCGGGCGCTACGCTTGGTGTTGTTCCAGTTCAATACTTTGGTCGTGAACTTAAATTTGTAGGTAATAGAACCTTCATGGACTGGACAATCTCAGTCATTAATGATGAAGACTTTAGTGTCCGTAACGCCTTCGAAAGATGGATGAACGGTATCAATAGTCATGCACTTAATGTGAGAAATCCACTTGCAACCTCACCTGGCGGATATTCCGTTGATGGTCAGGTAACGCAATTTGGAAAAGCTGGTGACGCACTTAAGAAATATAATTTTGTCGGATTATTTCCAACCGACTTAACACCAATCGATGTTGATTGGGGTGCAAATGATACAATGGAAGAATTCTCGGTTACTCTATCATACCAATGGTGGGAGTCAGTCGAAGACGGTGTTGTGTAATAGGATGGCCTTTCTGGCCATCTCTATTTTTTTTATAGGATGATAAATTATGGCGATTAAACTTTTCGGATTTACGCTCGGCAAAAAGGACATTGAGAAAGAATCAGCGTCCTCTACGCCTTCCTTTACTTTACCAAGTACAACTATGGACGATGGTGCTGTTACCGTTAGCGGTAATGCTCATTATGGTACATATCTTGATTTAGAAGGTTCGGTTCGTAACGAGATAGAACTTATTACTAGATATCGGGAGATGGCAAACCATGCAGAAATGGAAATGGCCATTGACGATATTGTCAACGAAGCAATTACACATGATGAATCCGGCAAATCTGTCGATATTCGTCTAGACAACCTTAGACAACCAGACTCAATAAAGAAAAAAATCAGAGACGAGTTTAACAATGTATTATCTATGTTAAATTTTAATAATTATGCTGATGATTTATTTAAGAGATGGTATATTGATGGTAGAATTTACTATCATATAGTGGTTGATGAAAAGAAACCTAAAGAAGGTATTAAAGAATTAAGATATATTGACCCACGCAAGATTCGTAAAGTGCGTGAAGTTAAGAAAATTAAAGACCCTAAAACCGGTGCAATGATTATAGAATCAATGGCCGAGTATTATGTTTATAATGATAAAGGTCAATCAACACAATCTTTTGGACAAAATGTAAATTCTGGTCTAAAGATATCTCCTGAATCCATTATTAATGTTAATTCTGGACTTATGGATGCAAAGAACACTTTTGTAATTTCATACTTACACAAGGCAATTAAACCACTTAATCAATTAAGAATGGTTGAAGATGCAATTGTGATTTATAGATTATCAAGGGCACCTGAAAGAAGAATATTTTACATCGATGTGGGTAACTTACCAAAAGGTAAGGCTGAACAATATCTAAAAGATGTAATGGTTAAGTATAGAAACAAAATGGTTTATGATGCTTCAACTGGTGAGTTAAGAGACGACAGAAAACATATGTCAATGCTAGAAGATTTCTGGTTACCTCGTAGAGAAGGTGGCAAAGGAACAGAAATTACTACATTGCCTGCTGGTCAAAATCTTGGCGAATTAGAAGACGTAAAATACTTTAAGAATAAACTTATGCAATCTTTGAATGTTCCAATCTCAAGAATGGAACCAACAAGCGGAGGTATGATTGGTCTCGGTCGGTCAACTGAAGTAACAAGAGATGAAGTTAAGTTTGGTAAATTTATAACTCGATTAAGAAATAAATTTTCACAAGTATTCGACCATGCTTTAAAAACTCAATGTGTGCTTAAGGGTATTTGCTCTGTAGAAGACTGGCATCACATGAAAGAACATATTTATTATGACTATCTTAAAGATAATAACTTTACAGAACTAAGAGAAGCTGAATTGCTTCGTGAAAGAGTAAATCTTCTTAGTGTTGTAGACCCATATATTGGTCGTTATTATTCAACAGATTGGGTCAAGAAAAATGTTCTGCATATGTCTGGCGAAGAAATTGAAACAATGGAAACAGAGATTGCAGAAGAACAGGAAAGTGGAGTTACATTTGGCCAAAGCGAAGTAGATGCTAGTCAATTTCCACCAGAAGACAATACAAAAGACGCTGACGATACGGAATCAGAAACACCAGAACTTGATGATGACGTAGCTAAGTTTGGTGGCATAAATAAAGAATAACGGAGAAAAATTATGACAGAAATAGTTGATTTTATAAACCAAGTAGCTGCAGCTCAGGCTAAAGATGCTTCAGAAAGCCTAGACAATCTTATATCACAAAGAGCGTTTCAAAGTCTAGATGACAAGAAAAATGATATTGCAAAAGATATGTTTGCTGATGTTAATCCAATGACACAGGATGAAATTAATAATCCTGATGAGATTAATCAGACCACAGGTTATCAAGATTATGAAACACCAGAAGTTGAAGTACAAGACACAGCTGATGCAGAACCAGAGTTTGAAGAAGAAGGCTCTCATATTCAGCGTTTAGATAATACTCAACACTTTTAAGGTAAAGATTCAATGAAAAGTTTATTAGATTTTAAAGGCACAGATACTCTGCTTGAAGCTAATCGAAAGAAAGTAGAGAAAAAGAACTATAAGAAGTTTGATGTTCTTGTTCGTGCTGGATTAGCCGATAAAACTAAATTAGCAAAGCTTCATCGTATCTTAGATAAAATGGAGACTGAGCGACCTGTATTTCCTCCTCATGAGAGAAGGTTACTACAAGACTTATTTGGCAAAATGGTTGGACTTCTAACAGATAACCCACAGATTTTTCAAAGAACAAGAAGAGCTGTTCGTGAAGAGGTGGAACATCCTATTGAACTAGAGCAAGTAGTAGAAAAGAAAGGTGATAATCCTAAAGACCCACCTTTTGTTTTACTTCTTAAGAGAAAATCTTTCAGACCATATCCTAATGGCATGAAAGTTGCGTTGTATTATAATGCTAAGTTAAACAAATACTTTACAGTTCCTTATGGTCCTAAAGGCATTCAAACTCCTTTACAATCCGAAGAGGTAAACCGACTAAATAATGGAACATTTGAAGAAAGTACAATGGACCATTTACATAACATTGTTGCGAACAAACAACACAAGACTGTTAAGTTTGCAAATGGAAAATCACAAAAGGTTGACCACTATACAGCAAGTGCTATGACAAATGTACATAAGTCTTTAAATGATGTTAATAAAAAGAAATATGCAGACATGGTACATAAAAGTCCTGAACACTTTAGAAAAGGTTCTGACTTCGCATTTAAAGCCCACAGCTCTGCTGGTGGTAATAAAGCTAAAGATGCAAAATGAGTTTTTTAGACTTACTTATATCTAATAAATTAGACGAAGCAAAAGATTTAATTGTTGCTAGACTGAATGAGATATCATCTAAGTATCTAGAAGAAGCAAAAAAGTATGCTGCAGCTGATAGATTTGACCTTATTGAAGAACCTTCAATTGAAGAGTTAGATGAAGTTGCTAAAAGAAACCCAAACATAATTAATATGGGTCGTGTCAGAAGAATTCGTAAAAGAATAAGACGTAATAAAAAAGGTAGAATTACAGTTCAGAAGAATAGAAGGCGGTCTAGACTTAAAGGCTATAAGATTTCTGGAAATACGGTAAGAAGAATACCTGCCACAACAAGATTGAAGAAAGCTAGACTATTAAGAAGAGCATGGAAAACGACAAGAAGAGCGAAACTGCGCCGCTCTCTCATTAAAAGAAGGATGTCTTTGCGTAGAAGAAGTGCAATGGGATTAAAATAAAATGACACAGAATATACAAGTACAATCGGCCGAAGTGACTTTAACAGTTCTTGGTGCAGCCAGTCCAACAATCGGTACAGTTGCTGTAGCAGATACAGCTTTTGAGATAACAATATCAACTGGTGCTCCAGTTAATGTTGGCGATACAATAGTAGTAACTGGTACACAACCAGCTGGTCGTATCGTAGGATATAATAATGGTGCAAATAATTTCTATAGAGTTAAACAGGTTACTGGTCAACTCGTTAGTGGAAATGAGACAGATGTACAGGCATGGCCACTTTCATTAACAGCTCAACTTGAAAATACAGATGGCACACCAGTTGTTACAGTTGCTGGTACTACAACAGGTTTAACATTTAAAGTTAATGGTAGTCCTCAAAATATTAATTATGCGAGACGAGTAAGACTTATTAATACTCATGATGCGACAAATAAAATTACAGTAACGACAGCTACTGGTGCTATTAAAGGTTCGTTTACAATGAATCCCAATAATTTTGCTGAACCGATAATGTATGTAGTTAAAGAATATGATGATAAAATTTATGCGGCCAGTCCTTGTCTTGGTACAAAAATAGCTCTCGGAGAATAATAGAATGAAACTAATAAGAGAAACCGTAGAGGATGTTAAATATCTAACTGAAGAAACAAAAGAAGGCAAAAAACAGTTATTTATTGAAGGCACCTTTTTGGTTGGCGACACAGTAAATCGTAATAATCGAATGTATAAAATGGACACACTTCGAAACGAAGTTAAACGTTATAATGAAGATTACATTAAAACTAATCGTGCATTAGGTGAACTAGGACATCCTGACACACCAACAATTAATCTTGAAAGAGTATCACATAAAATTGTAAAATTAGAAGAAGATGGTAATACATTCTACGGCAAAGCACAAATTTTAGAAACACCCTATGGAGAGATTGTTAAAAACTTTATAGATAATGACGTTAGTGTCGGAGTATCATCGAGAGCTTTAGGCTCTGTGGTACAATCTAAAGAAGGATATAATTTAGTGCAAGATGATTTAAAACTTGCAACCGCAGCTGATATTGTTGCTGACCCCTCAGCTCCAGGTGCTTTTGTTAATGGCATAATGGAAAATAAAGAATGGATGTTTGTTGAAGGACGATTTGTTGAATCAGATTTTGACCATGCTAAACGAACAATAAAGAGAGCTTCTGCTAGAGAAATCGAAGCGGTTGCTTTAAATTTATTCGAATCATATTTACGAAAACTTTAAAATTATAAATAGAAAAATACACAAGGAGAAATTCTAATGGCAATAAACAAATTAATGGAAGCGGCTGCAGATATTCTTGCTCAAAGCAAGCGTAACGCAGGCTCTATGCCAATGCAAAAAATGGCTGGCTCAGAGGTCGAAGATTTAGGAGGAATGGATAATAAAACAGCCACTAATCCTGGAGATTCTATCAAAGTTAAAGCTACAGACGAAAAGGGCAATCACGCCAAAAATGTTGCAGACTACAAAATGCATCCATCAGCTGCATCTGCTAGTCAGAAAAATGAAGATACTGTAGAAGACGAAGAGGTTTTAGAACCTGTTGAAGATGAAACAGTAGTTATTGAAGCTGAAGAGCATGATGACGAAGATAAAAAAGATAAAAAACACTCTAAAGATGATTCAGACGATGATGACGATGACGATGATGATGACGAAGAGGAAGATGAAAAAAGGAAAGAAAAAATGAAAGAAGATATCGATGCACTATTTGCTGATGATAAGACAATTTCAGAAGATTTCCGTGCTAAGGCATCTACAATCTTTGAAGCTCGTGTTCTTGACCGTGTTGTTCAGATTGAAGAAGAAATTGAAGCTAAGTATGCTGGTCAATTAGAAGAAACTGTTGATGCTATTAAAGTAGACTTAACAGAAAAAGTTGACGGCTATCTTTCGTATGTTGTAGAACAGTGGATGGGCGATAACGAAATTGCTATTGAATCTGGTTTACGCTCAGAACTAACTGAAGAATTTATCTCAGGAATGAGAAATTTATTTGCTGAACATTATATTGATGTTCCTGCAGAAAAAGTTGATTTAGTTGACGAGTTAGCTACTAAAGTTGAAGAACTTGAAAGCAAACTTGACGAAGAAATCGAAAGAGGTATTGAATATAAAAAAGAACTAACTGAATCTCGTAAAAACGAAATTGCTCATCAAGTGACAGAAGGTCTTATTGATACTCAAGTTGCAAAAATTAAAACACTCGCAGAGAGCGTTGAATTCTCCACAGAGGATGAATACAAAGATAAACTTGAATCAATCCGTGAGAACTACTTCCCTACAGGAATTAAGAAACCAGGTGAAGAAATGTTACATGAAGAAATAGAATCTGCGGAAGAAGCTGCGGCTTCAACAGCAAAACAAAAGTCATTTGACCCATTTGTTAATGCTGTAACTTCTGCAATTAGTAATACAAAGAAATAATAATATAAACAATTAGGAGTACACAATGTATTTGTCCGAATCACTACAAACAAAATGGGAAGGCGTACTAAATCATCCAGATTTAGCACCTATTGCTGACCCATACAAGAAAGCAGTTACTGCTGTTATTCTTGAAAATCAGTATAACGAAATGTCAAAAGACCAAACTGGTTCTACTAGCATGCAACAACTTGACGAAGTTGCACCAGCTAATTCAACCGGCGCTAACATCGGTAACTTTGACCCAATCTTAATCTCACTAGTTAGACGTTCTTTACCTAACTTAATCGCATATGATATATGTGGCGTTCAGCCAATGACAGGACCTACTGGTCTTATCTTTGCAATGCGTTCTACATATACTACACAAGGCGGCAATGAAAACTTCTACAACGAAGTTCAATCTGGTTTCTCTGGTAATGCTGTTGTTAATTCTCCTCTACAAGTAGATGCTACTGCAGCTGCTGGTGGTAACGATGCTAGAACATTCACAAATAATGCTGCTGCAGGTATGGCACCAACTGGTATGACTACTGCTCAGGCAGAAGCTGGTATCGCTGCAAACACATTTGCTGAAATGGCATTTAAAATCGAAAAAGTAACTGTTACTGCTGTATCAAGAGCACTTAAAGCAGAATACTCTATCGAATTAGCACAAGACTTAAAAGCAGTTCACGGTCTTGACGCTGAAACAGAATTAGCTAATATCCTTTCTGCTGAAATTCTTGCAGAAATTAACAGAGAAGTTGTTAGAACTATCTACAAGACTGCTAAAATTGGTTGTCAAGTAGGAACAACATCTGCTGGTAATTTTGATTTAGATACTGATTCAAACGGTCGTTGGATGGTAGAGAAAATTAAAGGACTTGCTTTTCAATTAGAAAGAGAAGCTAATCAGATTGCTAAAGAAACTCGTAGAGGAAAAGGTAATTTCATCCTTGTTACTTCTGACGTAGCTTCTGCTCTTGCAATGTCTGGTCTTTTAGACTACAATCCTGCTTTACAAGCACAAACTAACTTAACTGTAGATGATTCAGGTAATACATATGCAGGCATGTTATTCGGTAGAATTAAAGTCTATATAGACCCATATGCTATCACAAGTACTACATCTAAAGAGTTTGCAGTTGTTGGTTATAAAGGCTCAAACGCTTATGATGCTGGTCTGTTCTATTGTCCGTATGTTCCATTACAAATGGTTCGTGCAGTTGATACTGGTACATTCCAACCTAAAATCGGTTTCAAAACACGATATGGTATGCAAAGAAATCCATTCTCAGCTGGCACTGCTGCTGCTGGTTCTGGTGTCGGAGCTGCTGTAGCAAATGTTTATTACCGTTCATTCAAAGTTTCTAACTTAATGTAGTCACTTTGACTCACATTTATTTGTGAGTAGTAATGAAGATTCACGAAAAGGTACCCACTAGAAATAGTGGGTATTTTTTTGTCTGCTATTTGTTGTTAATAATGACTGCTAAAATAACAACAATTCAGTTTGTTGTTAATAATGACTGCAAAAATAACAACAAAATAACTAGCATAAATAGATAATATAATAATAATAGTATGGACAAATTAAATGGCAGCTACAGATAGAAATCCAGTTAATCCTAATTTTCTTCAACCAAACAAGTATGTTTTGAATTTTGATAGACTACCAAATATGTCATATTTCTGTCAATCTGTTTCAGTTCCAGGCATCTCAATGTCTGAAACTCCTCAATCTACTCCCTTCGTAGACATCTTTGCACCTGGTGATAAAGCAATTTACGATATATTCAATGTAACATTTTTGATTGATGAGAGAATGGGTTCATGGATTGAAGTTCATGATTGGATTCGTGCTATGACATTTCCAGAAGATTTTGAAGATTATAAAGGTCTCAGTAGACTTAACAAAGCCGCTACATTAACTCAGACTAAAACTCCTCAATATTCTGATGCAACACTAACTCTTTTATCATCGTCTAATATTCCTTATGTTAAAATTCATTTTAAAGATGCTTTCCCAACCACTCTTTCCACATTTATTATGTCATCGTCTTCTGGTCCAGATGAACTGTTGACTGCAGATGCTACTTTTCGGTACACATACTTCGATATAGAAAAACTTTACTAAAACGCTTGACAACAGAATGCCAACCTGTTATAATCCAAATTAATTGGAGAATTATATTATGAAACAACTAGAAGAGTTACTTGAGATGTGGAGAAAAGATTCTGACCTTGACCGAACAGAGCCAGGTAAAGAACTCACAAAGATTCCACTACATCATAGTAAATATTTAAACATACTTTCTCACCATAGATTGCTCGTTAAAGATGTTGATTTTAAATTAAATCGCATGAAACGATTGAAGTGGGAATATTATACAGGTAAATTAGATGATGAAGATTTAAGTAAGCATGGATGGGAACCATTTCCATATGTTCTTAAATCTGAGATAACTACATATCTTGATAGTGATGAAGACATCAACAAGTATAAAGCATCTAAAGCTCTTCACGAAGAGATAGTCACTGTATGTGAAACTATTATGAAAGAACTTCATAGTAGAACGTTTCAGTTGAAATCGTTTATTGATTGGGAAAAATTCATTCAAGGCGTATAAATGACTGATACAATACAACTTCATAAATTAAACGAGTCGTTCATTAAAGTTGAATGTGAAAGAGGCCTTGCTCAAGAGCTATCTGACCATTTTACCTTTCATGTTCCAGGTTATCAATATACTCCTGCATATAAGTCAAGAATTTGGGATGGAAAAATAAGGTTGCTCGACTTAAGAAACTTTCAAATTTATCACGGTCTTACTCCATACATTAAAGAGTTTTGTGTTGAACGTAACTATGAATGTTTGATAGATGATGATGTCAATTCAACTGATGTATTTTCAGTGGTCGAGGCTAAAGCTTTCGTAGATACATTGAATCTCCCTCATGTAGTTAGAGACTACCAACTAAAATCATTCATCACTGCTATACGCAATAAAAGGCTTCTCCTGTTGTCTCCAACAGCGTCTGGTAAGTCTTTGATATTATACTTGATAGTCAGACATCTCTTAACAAATGAGCTGCAGAAAGGTCTTCTAATCGTTCCAACAACATCTCTTGTTGAACAAATGTATACAGATTTTAAGTCTTATGGATTTGATTCTGAAAAATATTGCCATAGACAATACTCTGGTAAAGACAAACATACAAATAATTTCTTAACGATTACCACATGGCAATCTGTTTATAAAAACCCACCCGATTACTTTGAACAATTTGATTTTGTACTCGGCGATGAAGCACATCAATTTAAAGCCAAGTCACTGGCAACAATTATGTCTGCTTGTACAAATGCTAGATATAGAATAGGAACAACAGGCACATTAGACGGCACACAAACACATCGTTTGGTGTTAGAAGGACTTTTTGGTCCTGTTTATCGTGCAACAACAACTGCAGATTTAATTGCAAAGAAACATTTATCTGATTTTAATATAAAGTGTTTAGTGTTAAAGTATCCTGAGCCACTTTGTAAACAATGCAAAACGTGGGACTATCAACAAGAAATTGATTTTATTGTTAAGAACAATGCCCGAAATGATTTTATACGAAACTTAGCGTTATCACTTAACGGCAATTCACTTATACTATTCCAATTTGTTGAGAAACATGGTAAAGCTTTATATGCTAACATAAAAGACCATGCGAAAAAAAGAAAGGTTTTTTTTGTATTTGGAGGAACTGATACGGAAACAAGAGAAGCTATTCGAGGAATTACAGAGAAAGAAAAGGATGCTATTATTGTTGCATCATATGGTACTTTTTCGACAGGCATAAATATAAGGAACTTACACAACATTATCTTTGCATCACCAAGTAAATCTCGTATTCGTAATTTACAATCAATTGGTCGAGGCCTTAGAGTAGGTGATGACAAAAGAGCAGCAACATTATTTGATATTGCGGATGATTTTAGAGTTGGTAAATTTACCAATTATACATTAAAACATTTTATTGAAAGAATGAAAATATATGATGACGAGAAGTTCAAATATAAATTTTACAACATCGAGCTAAAAAATGGATAATCAATTAAACATTAAATTAGTGAGACTTCAATCTGGCGAAGATGTTATCGCCGATATCACTTCTGATTCTGAATCAACAATACTAAACAGACCTATGGTCCTTATGGTGAGACGCTCAGCTAAAGGCTCGGTAATGATGATGGTCCCATGGTTGCCAATTGAGATAATATCTGATAATATGGCCACATTAAATAACAGGGAGATTGTTACCTTTACTAATCCTAAAAATAGTCTAGTCGAGTATTATTTAAATGCAATTGAAACTGTAACTCGTGAAGCTAATAACTCAAACGGAGTTCTCGAAGACTTTAATTTGAGAACACAAACAGAATCTGAGATTGAAGAATACTATGATGATGATGCATCAGTGATGGATGATTATTTAAATACTGTAAATAAACCGGATAAAAGTAAACTACATTAATATGACAATAGAATATAATGAAAAGAATTTGAAGATGGTATCTAAAGCGATATATAATAATTTATCGGAAGACATGTTACCTAAGAAGTGGGTCGAAAGAAATAAATCTAATCCAATGTTTGGGCATTGTCACACAGCCTCTGGTTGTTTACAGAAAATATTTGGAACAAAAACATTAAAATTGAATCGAGCTTTAGATGATGAAAACATCTATCATTGGTGGTGTGTCGACACTGATGGAAAGATAATTGATTTAACTTCACAACAATATACGAAATTCAATAGAACTCCTCCTTATGAAAACGGAACAAAATCGGGTATGTTAGGATTTGATTATCGAAAAAGAGTGTTATCACTTTTAGATAAAGTAACATACGATTTAGGGTTTCAGAAAGGATGGTAAGGAGTAGCTATTCATTCATTAATCAAACGGAACACCGCTACCATAACTCTTGTCAAGCACTTTGTCAAGCGAAATGAAGGCAAACTTGGAACGAAAGGTATATTATGACTAAAAAAACAGAAGCAAAAGTCCCAAAAGAAAAGAAAGTTGTTGCTAAAGCGCCAGCAAAGAAACGTCAAAAACACTATGTAAACAATGCTGACTTTTTAGCAGGACTTGTTGAATACAAACGGTTATGTGACGTTGCAGATAAAGCTAAAGAGATTCAACCACAAGTTCCTAATTATATTGGTGAATGTTTTCTTAAGATTGCAGAACATTTATCACACAAACCTAACTTCGCATCGTACTCATTTAGAGATGAGATGATTGCCGATGGAATTGAGAATTGTATGATGTATTTTAGAAACTTTAACCCCGAAAAGTCAAAGAATCCATTCGCTTACTTTACCCAAATTATCTATTATGCTTTTCTCAGAAGAATTACTAGAGAGAAAAAACAACTATATGTAAAATATAAAGCTACTGAGCAAATAGGTATTTTAGATGAGTTTGAGATGTTAGAAGACAGCGAAGGGAATACAAGACAATTTGAACTTTATGAAAACATATCTGAGTTTATATTTAACTTCGAAGAAGCAAAAAGAAAGAAGAAAGAGGAGAAGATAAAAGGCTTAGAAAAGTTTGTTGAACCAGATGCCGCAGCCACAAAAGATGCTTAAACAATTGCCTCTATTGATACTAGTTTCTTGTATAATATCATCATGTGGTTATGGAGGTTTCTTGAAAGAGTGCAACTATGACATGAAAGAAAATTGTGACAGTATTAAACTTGTTTATGGAGAATGGAATTGATAGAAGATAAAATTAAACATCTCGAAGCCAAACATAGAGACCTTGATTCTAAAATAAAAGAAGCACATTCAAGATATCTTTCTGATGAACTTATGGTAAAAATGAAACAAGAAAAATTACAAATGAAAGATGAAATAGTAAAACTAAAAGAAGACTAGATTATGAGAATGTGTATATTAGGCGATACCCACTTCGGTATGCGTGGCGATTCTGTTATCTTCCATAAACACTATGAGAAGTTTTATGAAACAGTATTCTTTCCGTATCTGAAAGAAAATAACATCGATACGGTATTCCAAATGGGCGACTTATTTGACCGCCGCAAGTTTATCAATTACAACTCCCTGTATCTATGTCGTAGATACTTCTTTAATAAACTAAAAGAAAATAACATTACGTTCTATTCTATTCTAGGTAATCATGACATTACCTATCGTAATACATTAGAAATTAATTCATCACAATTACTACTAAACGAATATGACAACATTACAATCTTTGATGAGTTTGTCACAAAAGAATTTGATGGCATTCCAATAGACATTGTTCCTTGGTTATGTGATGACAACGAAGAAGGTATAAAAGAATCAATAAAGAATAGTCGGTCACAACTTTGTATTGGACATTTTGAGATACGAGGGTTTGAGATGGACAAAGGCACAGTTTCACAAACAGGTATTGATAAATCACTTTTATCCAAGTATGATATGGTTTTATCTGGACACTTCCATCACAAGTCAGATGATGGCCAAATATTTTACGTTGGAACTCCAGGTCAAATGACATGGGCAGATTATAAAGACCCAAGAGGTTTTCATATCTTTGATACGAACACAAGAGAATTAGAGTTCATACAGAACCCATTTGAAATATTTCATAAGATAAGTTATGATGATAGAGACAAAAGTATTGAAGACTTTAAAAGTTTTGATTTTAAACAATACCAAGATAGTTATGTAAAAGTAGTTGTACTACACAAACAGAATCCATTTTTGTTTGATTATTTAACCGATAACTTATATAAAGCTGGTGCAGCTGACATAGCAATTGTTGAGGACTTCAATGATGACCTTATATTAAATGACGATGATATAATTAATCAAGCTGAAGATACAATGACCATATTGTCCAAGTATATTGATGGACTATCTCTCAATGTTGAGAATGAAAAACTCAAAACACTAATGAGAGAATTATATGTTGAAGCATTACATACGGAAGAAACTGATTGATTATATTTAGAAAAGTAAAATGGAAAAACCTATTAAGTACAGGTAATCATTTTTCAGAAATTAATTTAGATAAGAACATCAATACATTAATTGTTGGTGTCAATGGTTCAGGCAAGTCTACGTTGCTTGATGCTTTGTGTTTTGGATTATTTGGTAAACCATTTCGTAGTATTCCAAAAGGCAATCTAACTAACTCGATTAATGGTAAAAACTGTGAAGTAGAAGTAGAGTTTGATACAAACAATAAATCATATAGAGTTGTTCGTACTATCAAACCTAATAAATTTGAAATATATATCGATGGTGAGTTATTAAACCAAGATGCAGCTATAAGAGATTATCAAGAACAACTTGAGAAGTTCATATTAAAAATGAACTATAAATCTTTCACACAAATAGTGGTACTAGGTTCAGCCGCATTTACTCCGTTTATGCAACTATCAAATAATGATAGACGTGCTATAATTGAAGACTTATTAGATATACAAATATTCTCGGTAATGAATAAACTTACAAGAGAACGATTGGGTAATAACAAAGATTTACTCAACGACAAAAGACACACGATTCAATTGACACAACAGAAATATGAATTTGAAGAAAAACGAATAGGCGATTTAAAACAAAACAATGAAGACAAAATAGATGAATACGAAACAGATATTTCTACCAACGAAACTAATATTAACAATCTCACTGAAGAAATTGAGAGCATTGGATTACAAGTCGCTGAAATTCAAAAGGTTGTTACAAACAAACTCGAAATCGAACAACGAGTAAAACAGTACCATCATCTAGAATCTCAAATAGAAACTAATCTATCGAAATATAAAAAAGATGTTAATTTCTTTGAACACAATGATGACTGTCCAACATGTAGGCAAGGAATTGAATCTGATTTTAAGTCAGAACAAATTGTAACACTTACCGATAAGATTACTGGTTGTGACACAGGTCTAGTTGAACTTGATACTAAAGTAACCGAAGAACAGACTAAGCTTAATACTATCTCAGTAAAACAATTAGAGATACAAGCATTACAGATTAAGACGGCAACAAATACAACATCAATAACTGAAATTAATAGATACATCACTCGAATCAAAACAAGTATTGAAGAATTACAAAACACAAAAACAGTTTCAGACATAGAAGAGTTGAAGTTAAGTGAACTCAAAAAAGAGATTGAAGACAAAGAAACTGAGTTTAAAAAATTACTTGATGATAAAGAATACTTTGAAGTAGCTAGTGCTTTACTTAAAGACACTGGTATTAAAACAAAGATTATAAAACAATACTTACCTGTAATAAACAAATTAGTAAATAGTTATTTGGCTAAATTAGATTTCTTTGTAAACTTTACCCTTGACGAATCATTTAAAGAATCAATTAAATCTAGATTCAGAGATGACTTTACATATAATAACTTCTCACAAGGCGAAAAACAAAGAATTGACATGGCACTTATGCTAACTTGGCGTGCCGTTGCTAGACTAAAGAATTCTACTAACACCAATCTACTCATACTAGATGAAACATTCGATTCATCACTAGACGCTACAGGCGTTGATGAGTTACTTAAGATTCTACATGAACTAGATGATGTGAATATTTTTGTGATATCACATAAAGGCGATATACTACAAGATAAATTTCAAAATATAATTAAATTTAGTAAAGTTAAGAACTTTTCAAGGATAGAAAAACATGAGTGATATTAAACAATTTGATGATACAACAGTAGTTACTGAACCAGGCATGACATTTAACTATAGCACAGCAGAAGGCCTTGGACCAGAAACAAAAGAAAACCCAACTGAAGAGATAAAAAAACTCAGAGAAGAACCATTAGATTTATATGACGACCAACTTCCATTGTTAAGTGAAACAATGCCTGTTTATGATGAAGCTTTACCTAATGCTAACATGAGAACACTCATAGCGAGAATGAAAATGACCATGAGAAAGTTTGGTGGTATTGGATTATCAGCTAATCAATGTAATGTGTCAACAAGAATGTTTATAATGACACATCTAGGTGAAGAGATGGTTTGTGTTAATCCTAAATTGATTGCATTTGGCCAAAATGATATTAAGCTAGATGAAGGTTGTTTATCTTATCCTGGTTTAATTCTTTCTATAAAGAGATACGAAGAGATTGACGTTGAATATCAAGATGAAAATGGCGAGACTGTAAATAAACATTTAGATGGAATGTTAGCACGATGTTTTCAACACGAATTAGACCATATGAACGGAATAAAGTTTACCTCACAGGTGTCCAATCTTGTGTTATCCTTAGCAAAGAAGAAGCAGAATAAACTAATGAAGACTGAAACAAGAAAACAGAAAAACAAATTTAAATGGAACGAAATGTAAATGGCAATTGATTATACAAAAGATGATGTAGAAGTTCAGTGGGAAAAATGGTCAGAGGCTAATCCTGTAGAAGATATGGATGACCCTGACTTTGAACAAATTAAACAAGAGACGATTACAGACCTTGAATTTGTTTCAAAGATGGACGTAAAAGAATATACATTGTATCAAAAGTGGTGTGAAGTACAAGAAAAATATCCATTCACTATGGTTAATGATTTATGGGAAGGCGAGAAGAAAGTTCTAGCCAACGATAAACAAAGAATAGCTATTGAAGAAGTTAAAAATAATGTTTGGAATCCACAAGACTTAGATGAGTTTATGAATATAGAACCTGAACTCATATATGCAAACAAACAAGAAGACTTGCCAGAACTATGGAATGTAATTAGAACATTCTCATCTACAATGAAAAACAATTCTAATATTGGTCGTAATCTTAACTTCATTGTCAGAGATAAACCAACTAAAAAATATCTTGGTGTTATTTGTATTTCTTCAGACTTTCTAGACTTAACGCCTAGAGATAATTTTATTGGATGGAGTAGAGAACTTAAAACACAAGGTTCAATGATTAATCATACAGCGATTGGTTCTACGATTGTTCCTTTACAACCTTTAGGTTACAACTACACAGGTGGTAAGTTATTAGCATTATTATGTTTAGATGATAAGATACAGAAACTATGGAAAGAATTGTATGGTGACACGCTAATAGGCGTTACAACTACATCCTTATATGGTAAAGCGAAACTTCATGGACTATCACAATACGATAGACTTAAACACTGGAAGAAAATGGGATTCACTGCAGGTTCAGTTAAGTTTGAACCAAGAAGAGTGACTAGAAATAAAATTAATGATTGGATAAAGAAAAATCATACCAGAAAATACTTTGAATGGTATGTTGCAAAGAAACCAAGTGGGCAACCACACAAAAGAGACCATAAGAATAGGTCACTATCATTTGCATATTCACAAATGAAAATGGATAAAGCATTAACACAATCAGCTCATGCCAGAGGTATATACTTTTCTCCTTTATACAATAATTCAGCCGAGTTCTTAAGAGGTGATATTACTGAAGACAAATTAGTAAAATCATTTGATACTTCGACTGAAGCTCTGGTAACTTTATGGAAAGAAAGATATGCAACAAAGAGAATTAGAAATTTAAAAGAATCAGACCGAGTTTCTACAGAAACATTATTCTATGATAACTTAACGGTGTTATCGTGGGAAGAAACTAAAGATTATTATCTAGACCAAGTTGGTCGGTAATAATGGATATAATGCTTGACTTGTGATGTCAATCATGTATAATGGTTACTTAATTGCGGTGGGTTAGTAGAACAGATTATTCTTCCCGTTTAATCAGTCAGTGCGAATCTGACACACCGCTCCACTTTTTGCGGAGAAGTAGTAGAACAGAAATGGCTTCCAGTCAATTCTTTAGGTGCGAATCCTAATCTCCGCTCCACTTATTGAGTTCTTTAATAAGTAAAACTTATCATTAAATTGCTAAAATAAAGCTCGAAAGTGCTTGACTTTTGCATGGAAATCTGTATAATGGATTACATGATAGTGAAAAAAGAAGACAATTTATTACAAGAACAGAAGTCTCAGTTAGCAAAACTGATGGCTAATGAAAATCTAACAATCGAACATCAGAAGATTTCTACTGCAAAGTTCGACCCTAAAAACAGAATATTATATCTTCCAATCTGGACTGATATGATAGGTACAACTTATGATTTACTTTGTGGACATGAAGTTGGCCATGCTCTGTATACACCTGCTGAAGGATGGCATGATGCAGTTACAATTAATAATAAAGGTAAGAATTATAAAAACTTTTTAAATGTAATTGAAGATGCTAGAATCGAGAAGCGTGTACAAAGAAAATATCCAGGTCTAAAAAAATCATTCAAAACAGCATATGCTGATTTAAGAGAAAAAGATTTCTTTGGTCTTCAAGGTAGAGACGCTAACAAATTAGCTTTTATCGATAGACTAAATCTTTATACTAAATCACAATATACTATGGCTCTTGATTTTAATGAAGAAGAAACTAAATTATTAGAAAGAGTTAAGACTACAGAATCATGGTCAGATGTTGTTAATGTTACGAATGATATATATGCATATTCAACTGAAGAGCAATTAGATTATCAGGACGAGATGATGTCACAAGAAGAGCAATACTTTTCTGAAGACCCTGATGATGAAGATTCAGGTTATGATGAATATGAAAATGATGATTCTCAAGATGATGACGGTAAAGACGGCAATAATTCTGAAAATAATTCAGATGATGATTCAGAAGAAGGTGAAGACGAAAATGAAAATAAAACAAATTGCGATGATGATGATGATTCAGAAGAATCAGATGAAAATGGCGAAATTACAGGATTAAATAGATTTAAAGATTCAGGTTACGAAGAATCAGAAGTTGATGATGGACCAAGATGTGAAACTGATGAAAATTATAGAAATAATGAGAACTCATTAGTTGACGAAGAAAGTAAAGAGTTTATTTACCTTGACTTTCCTAAACCTATCATGAAAAATATTATCACTCCTGCTAAAAAAGTTCAAGAATTATTATCTAACGATTTTCAAAACCAAGAAGTTGCAGGATATTTTAAGAAAGGTTACAAAGATGAAATCTATAATGACTTTAAAAAGAAAAATGATAAGTTTGTAGCTTTACTTGCTAAAGAATTCGAAATGAAAAAAGCTGCCAAAGTTTATGGCAAGAGAAGAACTGCAAGTACTGGTGATTTAGATATTAACAAACTTGCTTCTTATAAATTCAATGATGACATTTTCAAAAAGATGATGATTATACCTAAAGGTAAATCTCACGGACTGATTCTGTTATTAGATTATTCTGGTTCAATGTGGGATAATATTCAAGGTGCTATTGAGCAAGTATTAATACTTTCTAGTTTTTGTAGAAAAGTAAATATTCCATTTACAGTTCAAACATTTTCAGATACAAGTACAACTTGGTATATGGATAGAGATATAGAATTTGACAGTAAAACTTATAAAGATGGACTTGAAGATGTTTCATCTTTTGAAACTAAAGTTGGTACATTAAAATTAGAAAATGTTGTCTTAAGAGAATATCTTAATTCAAATATGAATAAAGCTGAGTATACTAAAGCAGTTCAAAACATGTTACTGTTAGCAAAATCATATGACCACAATCTTAGATATGATTCAGTGAATAGACCTTATACTCCAAAGAGTGAAAGATTAACAAATACTCCACTGCTTCAAGCATTAGTTGCTCTTGGTAAATATACTAACGAGTTCAAAGCTTCTAGAGGTCTTGACATTGTTAATTTAATTATTATACATGATGGCGATGCTGACTATTGTCATGACTACACTGCTTTTGGACTGAATGAATATCAAAAATATCCAAATGACCATAACTTAAAAAATAAATATATGCCTAAAGAAGAACATTTTCCACATGAACATACTAAAAGAATGGACACTCAAGAAACTAACATAGTGATTAAAGATGATTCAATAAGATTTACATCTAGAATTAAACAAGGACATTATAATACAAATCAAGTATTTCTTAATACTATGGATTGGTTTAAAAAGTTAACCGGTTCTAAAATTATTGGTTTCTATATTGTTGCTCCAAATTCAAGAGAAGTTAAAGATGCTATTTACAGACAATATGTAAATGAAGATGGTCAAACTGTTAGTGATAAAGGATACGAGAAGTGGGAATATCAAAAGAATATTGTTAAAATATTTAGAAAAGAAAAATTATTGGTTTCTCAAAAACCAAACTATGATGATTTCTACATGATTCTTGGAGGCAAAGACTTAAATGCTGCTGACAAAGAAGTTGAAGTATCAGGAAAAGTAACTGCTAACAAATTAAAAAATGCATTTATGAAAGTGAATAAATCAAAGGTTATTAACAGAGTTCTGGTGAGTAAATTTATTGATAAAATTGCTGCTTAAATGCTCGAAAGTGCTTGACTTTTGGTCCGGTTGTGTTATAATGGTTGTAGAAATTAAGTAATAACAGTGAAAAACCACTGAGTGAAATTAGGAGAAAGTATATTATGAGTGATTTAAATGTGATACGAAAAGAGTTTCTTCAGAAGCTCAAAGATACCGGGAAAGATTCGGTGTCAAGAACAGAACTAAACAAACTAGGCCAAGAAGTTGGTCTAAAAAGTTTCGGTTGGTTTACAAAAAAAGATGTAAATAAATTATCTAGAGGCCAGTATAAAGTGCCAGAAGATATTTCAATTGCATTACAACCAGGCGGAGCTAGATTAAAAGTTTCCTCTGCAAAAGTTATTCCTTTTGTGCCTACTAAAATTGAGATAGAAGATTCAGGAAGTCGTATTGCAAATGTTACGACTGAACTTGCTATTACAAATTTAGTTCCAGATGTCTATGACAACTATGTGCCTTTCGGCAACTTTGCAGATATTCTTTCAATTGTTAAATCAGGCAAATTCTTTCCTGTGTTCGTTTCAGGCCATTCTGGTAATGGTAAAACAATGTCTATTGAGCAAGCTTGTGCTAAACTAAAGCGTAAGTGTGTAATTGTTTCAATGACACCTGAAACTGATGAATCAGACTTACTTGGTAACTATGTGTTAATCAATGGTCAGATGGAATGGAGAGATGGTCCTGTTACTACTGCTGCTAGACAAGGTGCAGTATTATGTATTGATGAAATTGATTACGGCGCTCAGAATCTTTCATGTCTTCAACGTGTGCTAGAAGGTAAACCATTTTTGCTTAAGAAAAAAGGCGAATTGGTTGCTCCCTCTCCTGGGTTCACGGTCTTCGCCACTGCGAATACAAAAGGTAAAGGTTCTGATGACGGCCGTTATATGTTTACAAACATTCTTAACGAAGCGTTCTTAGAAAGATTTAGAAATACTTACGAACAAGAATGGCCACCTGCTTCTGTTGAGAAAAAAATTATTATCGGAGAACTTGCTAAGAGCGGTTTAAAAGATGATGATTTTGCCACTAAACTTGTTACATGGGCTGATGCGATTAGAAAAACTTTCGCTGAGGGTGGTTGTGACGAAGTTGTTTCAACTAGAAGATTGGTTCAAGTCGTTGAGACTTTAAGTATCTTTGGTGATAAAACCAAATCATTAGAACTATGTTTAAATAGATTCGATGATGAAACCAAGATTTCGTTCCTTGACCTTTACACAAAGGTCGATGCTGGCGATGATGCTTTCACTGTTGAAAATACAGAAGAAGAAAAAACAGATGAAGAGATATTAGAAGAGCTTAAAAGTGATAATGAATTACATCCATCACAACTTACTTAAATAGAATACTAGGCAATAGAGGTTAAGTTTGCCTCATTCAGTCTAGTTTTCTGATATAATTATACAATCAAGTGAAAGATTGCACGCTTGATTGTTTTTTGTAATGCAATCAAATACATCATGGAGTTTTTTATGACTAGAGTATCAAAATCAGGTAAAGCTAAAATCTTAGGTTACCTTTCAAAACCAACAGGTTACAATACGTTAACCGTAGCTAAGGCTCAATCAACATTTGGTATTAAAAATGTTGCTGCCAGAGTAGATGAACTTCGCAAAGAAGGTCATGCAATTTACACGAATGCCAAAACGGTAAATGGAAAGAAAGTTACATTCTATCGCATGGGTACACCAACTAGAAAAGTTGTTGCTGCCGGTGTTGAGTATTTACGCCTTCGTGGCGAAAAAGCTTTTGCTTAGAGTATAGCTTTGACTTAAAATTGGAGCGATATAAATAATATTGCTCCTTTTTTTTATTTAACTCTAATGGATATATTATGGAACTCAAAATTAATGTAGATGAACTGAAAAAGTGTAAACTTTTTATAGCAACACCAATGTATGGTGGTCAATGTTTTGGTCTTTATGCCAAAGCCGCATTAGACCTACAAACCCAAATGATGAAATACGGAATCGAAACTAAGTTTTCTTTTCTATTCAACGAATCTTTAATCACTCGTGCTAGAAACTACCTTGCAGATGAATTCTTAAGGTCAGGATATACTCACTTGATGTTTATTGATGCAGATGTTCAATTCAACCCACAAGATATCGTTGCTTTATTGGCACTAGATAAAGATATTGTTGGCGGACCTTATCCTAAAAAGTCAATGAATTGGAAAAATATTGCTGAAACAGCAAGAAAACATCCTGATATGGATGTTAATGAATTGAATAAAGTGGTTGGCGAATATGTATTTAATGTCGTTAAAGGCACAAAACAATTTACAGTAACAGACCCGATTGAAGTAATGGAAATTGGCACAGGACACATGATGATTAAACGCCGAGTGTTCGAGAAGATGCAAGAAGAATTTCCTTTAATTAGATATAAACCAGACCATGTTGGTCAAAAACATTTTGATGGAAAGAATTATATTCATGCTTTCTTTGATACAATCATTGATACAAAAGATAGTTATACTGGCGGTGGTACTGACCGATATCTATCAGAAGATTATATGTTCTGCCAAATGTGGCGAAAGACTGGTGGTAAAATTTGGTTATGTCCTTGGATGAAAACTCACCATATTGGAACTTATGCCTTTACCGGCGATATGGGTGCAGTCGCAAAATACACAGGTAAATTATAATGTTAATTGGCGTTGTCGGATTCATGGGGTCTGGCAAAGGAACAGTTGGTGATATTATCCAAAAACAAGGATATAACAAAGACAGTTTTGCTAAGCCATTAAAAGATGCTTGTGCTGAAATATTTGCATGGGATAGAAGATTACTTGAGGGGGATTCAGAAGAGTCCAGAAACTGGCGAGAACTTCCCGATGAGTATTGGTCAAAAGCCTTTGGTCGCCAATTTACACCAAGAGAAGCCTTACAATTATTAGGTACAGAAGGTGGTCGCAATGTCTTTCACAAAGATATATGGGTTCATTCTCTTATGAAAAGAGCTCAAGATACCAACACTGTTGTTACTGATGTAAGATTTCGCAATGAAATTGAAATGATTCATAAACAAGGTGGTAAAATTGTAAGAATAATCAGAGGACCTGAAGTAAAATGGTTTGAAGATGCTGTAAATGTGAATAAAGGTCCTAAGAAAAACTATCGTTGGTCAATGGCCTGCATGAGGATGCAAGAACTTAAAATTCATTCCTCTGAATTTGATTGGGTTGGATGTCATATTGATTATACAATTGAAAACAATGGCACTATTGCTGAACTAGAAACTGAAGTTCTTAGAATGTTGGATAATGATATTTTCATGGCAAGATAGTGAGATATTATTTCAATAAGATAATACTTTGGTTCTGTATCATACTCTTTTTTACAATATGGTATCAAATAATATATAAGATAAGTTGTAACTTCTTATGTGAAAAACCAAAATCTGAATATACTACAGAAGTAGACTATGACAGCTTAACTCCAGAAGAAAAAAAGATAGCCTTCGAGAAAATTAGACTAGAAAGAATTGAACAGATGAATTCATTAAAATGAGGAAAACAAATAAAGTTTACCTCTTTTCTATGAATATTTGTAGTAGGATGTTAAAGTAAGTGAAAAGAAACAAAATTTATTATTATAAGGTGAAACTATATTATGAAACTTTCGAATGAAACATTATCGATATTGAAAAACTTTGGTGCAATCAACCAAGGTATTTTATTTAAAGCAGGTAAGACATTAAAGACTGTATCTTCTCATAAGAATATTCTAGCACAAGTGAATATTGCTGAAGAAGTTCCTGCAGAATTTGGCGTTTATGACCTCAACAACTTTTTATCCGTCATCTCGTTAGGCACTGACCCGACATTTGAATTTGAAGATAAAAATGTAATTATTGTTAGTAACAAAGGTCGTTCAAAAACAAAATATCGTTTTTGTGAACCAACAATGATTGTTACTCCTCCAGAAAAAGAACTTGTAATGCCTGAACCAGAAATATCAATATCTTTATCAGCCGATGATTTTAGTGATATCATGAGAACAGCTGCAGTTCTATCTTCTCCACAAATCGCAGTTGAATCTAATGGCACGAAAATTAGTCTTGCTACTCTAGATACTTCTAACGATTCTTCACATACAAACACTCTTGAAATTGCTGACGGCGATACTAAAGTTTATAAAATGATTTTCAAAACAGAAAACTTATCTAAACTATTACCAGGTAGCTATGATGTAAATATTTCATCAAAAGGTATTTCGCATTTCAAAAACAAAGATATTGATTTACAATATTGGGTGACAACTGAACAAGGTTCTAAGTTTGAATCTTAATTTATTATATTATATTATGAGGTATGTGAAAAATGGAACATTTATTATGGACGGAAAAGTATAGGCCAGTAACAATTGCAGATTGTATATTACCTGAAAGGTTAAAGAAACCTTTTCAAGAGTATGTCAATCAGAAAAGTATTCCCAATCTTCTTTTATCTGGTGGTGCAGGTGTTGGTAAAACAACTGTTGCAAAAGCTATGTGTGAAGAAATTGGTTGTGACTATCTAGTCATTAATGGTTCTGATGAAAGTGGTATTGATACATTCAGAACTAAAATCAAGAACTATGCTTCTTCGATGTCACTTGTTGGTGGCAGAAAAGTTATTATCATGGATGAAGCAGACTATCTAAATCCAAACTCAACTCAACCCGCTCTTCGTAATGCAATAGAAGAATTTGCAGGAAACTGTTCATTCATATTTACTTGTAATTATAAGAATCGTATTATTGAACCATTACATTCTAGATGTGCTGGTGTTGAATTCTCTCTTAAAGGAAATGAGAAGTCTCAAATGGCAACTCAGTTTATGCAGAGAATCGAATCAGTTCTGGTAACAGAAAAAGTTGAATTTGAGAAAGCTGTGATTGCTGAATTGATTAAGAAACATTTCCCTGATTTCAGAAGAGTAATTAATGAGTTACAAAGATACTCACAATTTGGTAAGATTGATACTGGCATTTTGGCTCATATTGGTAATGTTCAAATTGACCAGATTACACAATATCTAAAAGAGAAGAACTTTAATTCAATTCGTAAATGGGTTGCAACTACTGACATAGATTCTAATACGGTGTTCAGACAAGTTTATGAAGCTCTTTATGATATGATGAAGAAAGAATCGATACCTCAAGCAGTATTAATTATTGCAGACTATCAATACAAGAATGCTTTTGTAGCTGATTCAGAAATTAATTTAGTTGCATGTTTAACTGAATTGATGGCTAACTGCGAATTTAAATAATGAGTAGCCCATTCGATTACTCAAACCAAATATTATACGGCGGCAAACAATTAATTGTTGATGATATAACTGAACTTGGTTATAAACCATTCTTAATTAATCGGACTTTATCCTACCATAAAGACTGTATATTTTATGCCAACGAGATGAATCAACATCATCACCTAGAATCTAGGTTGCAGAATGACTTTTTACTAAATATAGTTAGAAAGAGCAAAAGGCCGTTTGCTAAGTGGGTGAAAACTGAGAAGATTGCAAATATAGAATGTATCAAACAGGTCTATAATATCTCAAATTCCAAAGCGAGAGAAGTCCTCTCAACCCTCACGAAAACGCAACTAGAAGAATTAGCCAATTCAGCCAACACTGGCGGTTTAGGTAAGAAGGGATAAATGTATGGTAGATTTAAACGATTTCATTGAGGTCACTCTTAATCATCAAGATGACTTTTTAAAAGTTCGTGAGACACTCACACGAATAGGTGTATCTTCTCGTAAAGAAAAGATTCTATATCAATCTTGTCATATATTACACAAGCAAGGTAGATATTATATTGTACATTTCAAGGAATTGTTTGGACTGGATGGAAAACCATCCAATATATCTGAGAATGATATACAAAGAAGAAATGCAATAGCAAAATTATTAGAGGAATGGGCTTTAGTTAAAATTCTAAATCCAAAACCATTAGAAGATAATGTGGCACCTCTACATCAAATAAAGATTATCTCATATAAAGAAAAAGATGATTGGGAATTAATTGCAAAATATAATATAGGCAAAAAACCTATGGAGCATGAATAATATAACCAAAAGGTTATAAATAAGAATCTGGTTGGCAGACCAGTTTAAAACTGTCACTTTGATGATGCCTTCGGGGTCATCTTTTTGAAACTCGCTTAACAAGGAGAAACAACATGACATTAAGTCAACGCTTTTCATTTAGCCCTCTATATAACTCTACACTTGGATTCGAACAACTATTCGGTGAAGTTGAACAGATGCTAGCATCAACACCTAACAACAATACTCAAACCTCATTTCCACCTCACAACATCGTTAAAGTCGATGAATACCATTATGTGGTAGAACTCGCTGTGGCTGGATATAATAAGTCTGAGATTGATATTACGGTTGATGATGGCCATTTGATAATTAAGGGCAATAAAGACGAACAATCCAAAAATGTAGATTTATCAGATATTGAATATTTACATCGAGGTATTGGTCTTCGTTCTTTTACCAAAACAGTCAAAATTGCTGATACGGTGGAAGTTCGTGGTGCCGAATATACAGATGGCATCTTACGAATAGGTTTAGAGAATGTAATTCCTGAACATAAGAAACCTCGCAATATTGAAATTAGTGACGAATCGCTTAATTTATTTAAGCCAGAACTATTAAATGAAAGTAAAACAGGTAAACGTAAATGAATGGTGGGAGTTCCTAAACTCCCACTTTTTTAACATTGGAGATATATGATGGCAGATATAGATTATAGAAAAAAGGCTCATAAAAAAACTGGTCCAAGTTTCAAGTTACACAAACAATTTAAAACAATGTCAAGTGGTATGACTGGCACAAAAGATTACGTCTTTAAAAACGCAATCGTTGATGCACTTGCTACTGGCGTTCGAACAAGCAACCGCAAGGTTAAAGCAATGGGAGAATAAAATTGAAACTATCTGAAAACTTTACACTACAAGAATTTACTAAAAGCCAAACAGCAATTCGAATGGACATTGATAATACTCCAGATGATGGTCATCTAGAAAATGCAAAAGCCTTATTCGATAATGTTGTGCAAAAGGTCAGAGACCATTTTGGCGTAACAACAATCAATTCAGGATATCGTGGTCCAGAACTTAACAAAGCAGTAGGCGGTTCATCTAAATCACAACACTGTCACGGTGAAGCTGCCGACATAGAGTGTCCTGGTGTCGCCAATGCAGACCTGGCTCAGTATATTGTAGACAACCTCGACTTCGACCAAGTAATATTGGAGTTTTATACTCCAGGTATTGATGACTCTGGTTGGGTTCATGTAAGTCACAAAACAGATGGTAGCAACCGTAAAAGAGCTTTAACTGCTATGAAAGAAAATGGCAAAACTGTATACAAGGTAGGACTAATAAAATAGTCTAGAACAATTTAATGATTTTCTCTATTGCTTTTAGCTGTCAAGTAGTATAAAATACCTTTAACAAATAGAAATTGTTTGTTAAATCTCAAGGCAGACTTTGTAGAAATACTCTCTGTTGACCTGGTTCTTTAATATAACTTTTTAAAAAGGAATCAATACTATGTGGACAACTCCATCAGCAACTGAAATGCGTTTTGGGTTAATTTGATTTAGGCCCAATTAAAACCGGGTGAACTGCTGGGACATCTTTCGAGACAATCAGCATCCAAGCTCATAAGGGATTATGAGAAGGTTCAACGACTAACATCATACCACTAGAACAGTGATGAAGATGACACGAGTGCCCGGCAAGACAACAAGTCTTGATGATATAGTCTGGACAATATAGTGATATATTGAAGGTGAGGATAAAGAGCCACATCGATAACAAGGCAACAGGCAAAAAGACGAATACTCTGGAACGCCTGCCACCACTACGTTGAAGTGACTATGTATGTTATGAATAGATAATTATTCACAATATATAAAGTTGTTACAAATTACAAACGCTTTATCAGAATAGTAAAATCATTAAACCCTCGCAAGAGGGTTTTTTGTTGGGCAAAGAGTTAGGTTTGAACTCACGATGCTACTAAATAGATGTATGAAACATAAACATCACATAATACCTAAGCACATGGGTGGAACAGACGAACCATCCAATCTTATAGAACTTTCAGTTGAAGACCATAGTCTCGCTCATAAGAAATTATACGAACAACATGGAAAACAAGAAGATTTTATGGCCTGGCATATGCTAAAAGGTCAAATGAATAAGGACGAGGCGCTTTTCATGGCACGCTCAATTGGTGGGAGTATGAAAAATAGAATGTCACCAGAAGGCAAAGCTAGAATGATTGCAAGTAAGATTGGCAAAAAACATTCTGAAGAGACCAAAAGAAAAATGTCTAAGTCTGCAAGTGGTAAAGTAAGAACTGCCGAACACGCTAGAAACAATCGTGCCTCTCGTGTTGCTAATCAAAAGGCAAAAGAACTAGAATGGCATAGTGACGAAACAAAGACTAAGATATCAGAAGGAATGAAAAAATATTATAAATCAAGGAAAATATTATGACTAAAGCAATCACAAATTTTAATAAAGATGTAAAGACCTTTATGAAAGCTGCAGGACAAACCACAACAACGGTTAATCAACCACAATCTGACCTATATTATAATCTTATAAAAGAAGAGATTGCAGAATTACACACAAGCATGGCTATTGGCGATAAACCAGAAATCATTGATGCTTGTTTTGATTCAATATGGGTTATTCTTGGCTACATGAATTCATTAGGATTAAATGTTGATGGTATCTGGAAAGAAGGTGCTGCAAATAATTTAATTAAGATTAATAAAGAAACTGGATTGGTAACAAAGAGAGAAGATGGTAAGATTCTAAAACCTACAACATGGACACCACCAAACTTTCAACAATTTGTAAAAGAAGGTTGGGAATTTGAAACAAAACAATCATCATATCCAGTAGAAGATGAAAGTGGATATTCTATGGGAAGTGGACCAAAAGCACCGGTAGAAACTCCTGCAGAAAAGCCAGTTCAAACTGGTTCTTTAAGTGGTGGAATTGGCGATTACTTTTAATAATTGCCTCAATTTACACATCATTTATAGTATAATAGACACTTAATTAGCGGAGAAATACATCATGGCAGATATAAAAATATTGACATTTAAAACGAATCAAACAATCATAGCTCAGATTGAAGAGAAAGGTGATAAATATCAAATCAAAAAACCAGTACAACTGTACTCAGAAATGCAAAAAGACGGTTCTTCTAGTGTGGGATTTGCTCCATTCTTGGAGTTCTCAGCTGAATTTGCAACCGGAATAGATATTCCTGTAGAGTCAGTTCTATGTTTAACATCGCCTGTTAAAGAAGTTCTAAATCAATACAACACTGTATTTGGTTCAGGCATACAACAAGCATCAGTTACGGACCTTGCCTCTATTCGTGATAAAAAGTAGTATAATAGGTACATGTCAAAATATTATACTGATGTAAGAGTCGTAGGAAACAATATATATTATCGAGGTGTTAAAAACGGTGTAAGACATCGTGAAAAAATAACATACTCTCCAACATTATTTGTTCCTTCAAATAAACAAACTGAATGGAAAACATTTCATGGTGAGTCACTCGACCCTATGAAGTTCAATTCAATTCGAGAAGCTAAAGACTTTCTTAAGAAATATAAAGATGTCAGTAACTTCAAAGTCTATGGTAATGATAGATTCGAATATCCATTTATCGCAGAAAACAATCCAGAAGAAGTAATTGCATGGGACTATAAAGACCTATGCATTGCTAATATTGATATCGAAGTTGGTTCTGAGAATGGATTTCCTGAACCAAGAGCAGCAGCTGAACCTATCACTGCAATCACTGTAAAATTCTCAAACAAAGATAAGTATTATGTGTTTGGTATCGGTGATTACAAAAAGCATAGAGAAGATGTTGAATGGTTTCAATGTGAAGATGAGTATCATTTAATTAAAATGTTCATGCAAGTCTGGACTAATAATTATCCTGATGCAATCACTGGTTGGAATGTTTATGGTTTTGATATACCTTACATCATTAATAGATTTGCTAAAATAGCAGGCGAAGACACAATGAAACAATTATCTCCTTGGGGATATGTTTCAATTCGAGATGAAACATTCTATGGTCGTGCAATACAAATTGGTAATATATCAGGTGTTGCAACTTTAGATTACATGAGATTGTTCAGAAGATTCTCTACAAGTCGTTCACAAGATAATTATCGATTAGATACAATTGCTCAATCAGAAGGCGTTGGTAAAAAGATAGCCTATTCTGAATATGATGGTCTGTTTGATTTGTATAAAAAGAATCATCAACTATTCATTGAGTATAATATTCGAGATGTAGAACTTGTAGAAAAGTTGAATGAGAAAGGTCGATTGTTAGAAATGGCAATTACAATTGCTTATGATTCAAAAGTAAACTATGATGAGATATTTACACAAGTTCGTATGTGGGACACAATTGTACATAATTATCTATATCAAAAGAAGATTGCAATTCCGCCTAAAAGTTTCTCAAGTAAAAATGCAGCTTATGAAGGTGCTTATGTAAAAAGCCCTCAAATCGGAATGTTCAATTGGGTAGCATCGTTTGATTTAAACTCACTATATCCACATTTGATGATGCAATATAATATATCACCAGACACGATTGTTGAACCTGACAAATATACAAAAGATATGCGAGAAGTTCTTAATGATGGTGTAAACATTGATAAGTTAATTGCTAAAGAAGTTGACTTAACTAAAGTAACAGATGTAGCATTTACTCCAAACGGACAATTCTTCAAGAAAACTAAACAAGGTTTCTTACCAGAGATTCTTGAGAAGATGTATAATGACAGAACTGTATATAAAAAGAAAATGCTTGCTGCTCAACAAAAGTTTGAAGATGCAACTACGCCAGAAGAAAAAAGTAATTATGCAGCTCTCGTATCTCGATATGCAAACTTGCAACTAACTAAGAAAGAATGTCTGAACTCAGCTTATGGTGCTCTAGGTAATCAATACTTTAGATTCTTTGATGTGAGACAAGCAGAAGGCATTACTATGGCAGGTCAATTATCTATTCGATGGATTGAAAAGAAACTAAATCAATATCTAAATAAAGTATTACAGACAAATGCATTTGATTATGTTCTAGCATCAGATACAGATTCAGTATATCTTAATCTTGAATTGCTTATCAATAAAGTATTTGGCGAAAAAGAATATAGTAAACAAAAAGCAATAGAAGTCATGGATAAATTCTGCGAAGAAAAGCTTCAACCTTTTATTGATGAAAGTTATACTGAACTCGCAACTTATCTTAATTCATATTCACAAAAGATGGTAATGAAAAGAGAAGTCTTGGCTGACAAAGCAATATGGACTGCAAAGAAAAGATATATTCTAAATGTATATAATTCAGAAGGCGTTCAATACACTGAACCTCAAATGAAGATTCAAGGTCTAGAGGCGATTAAATCATCTACGCCTGGCGCTTGTCGTGAAAAGATTAAGTCTGCATTAAAACTTCTAGTACTTGGCGAACAAGAACAAGTCCAAGAATATATAGCTGCGTTCAAAGATGAATTCAAAAAACTACCAGTAGAAGATATTGCATTTCCAAGGTCAATGAATGGTCTCAAACAATATAGTTGTAATAAATCTATATGGGGTAAAGGAACACCTATACATGTTCGTGGTGCATTAGTATATAATCATCAACTCGATAAACTAGGTCTCAAGAAAAGACATCAAAGAATTCAAGAAGGCGAGAAGATTAAATTCATATATCTCAAACAACCAAACAACTTTCATACTGATGTTATATCATTCACTAATAGTTGTCCAAAAGAATTTAATATCGAAGATTATGTGGATTATGAATTACAATTTCAGAAATCATTTGTCGACCCACTCAGAATTATTCTAGATTCAATTGGTTGGGAAGTAGAGAAATCAAACTCATTAGAATCATTCTTTGGTTAAGTGTATAAATAATCATGGGCATATTTAAAAACATACTACCACAAAAAGATAAGGTTCAAGAACCTCATTCTAAACAACCAGAACTGTTAAGCAATATTAATACAGTACCTGATGTATCAAAAGATATGGTCGCAATCGTGCCAGAAGAATTTCAAAGCTTGCCAGAGAAATCGCCAATGAAAACAAATTATTTAATACCATTTTTTACAGCAATAGGCCTATCATCGATAGCTGCTTATTATTCTATTATTGGTTTAGCACAAATCTTTCCTGGTGCTTTTTGGCCAATTGTTATTATGGGTGGTGCATTAGAGGTTGCTAAATTAGTAACTGCATCTTGGTTATATAATAACTGGAAAGAAACTGCATTACTCATGAAGACATATTTCTTGTTAGCTATTGTATTGCTTATGTTAATTACTTCAATGGGCATTTTTGGTTTTCTATCAAAGGCTCACATTGATACTAATATAATGATAGGTTCTAATCAAGTTAAAATACAAATGCTTGACCAGAGAGAATATCTGTTAAACAATAAACTTCAATACTTGCTTAAAAAAGCAGGTGATGACCCTGAGAAAATTAGTAGAAAAACTAATGCACTTGTACTATCAACACAAAAAGAACTAGAAGTTCTAATTACAGAAAGACTTCCACTTTTATCTGAAGAAAATAAACTATCTGCTGAGATTGGTCCTATTAAATATGTTGCAGAATTGGTTTATGGATATTCCGATAAAGACATCATCGATAAGGCGGTAAGACTTGTTATACTTATTATTATTTTTGTTTTTGACCCTTTGGCTGTATTATTATTGGTAGCATCAAACATGTCATATAGACAGGCAAAGAACCGATTAAACCTTGACAAAGACCATGAAAATGTAGTACCATCCACCCTTGATAAGAACAATAAACTTATTCCTAAATCATCAATTATGAAAATGTAAGGACGGCACAAATTATGAGCAGTATACTTGATAGAATAAAAAGCAATTCAACCATCAAAGAAAGTTCAATTCTTTCTAGTTCTAAATTCTTTAATGCAAAAGATATGATATCCACTGAAATACCAATGGTTAATGTGGCATTATCTGGAAGAATAGATGGCGGATTAACACCAGGTCTTACGATGTGGGCCGGTCCATCTAAACATTTTAAAACTGCATTTAGTTTATTGATGGCAAAATCATATCTAGACAAATATCCTGATGCAGTGTTATTATTTTATGATTCAGAGTTTGGTACGCCAAAGAAATACTTTGAGACATTTAATATTGATATGGGAAGAGTGTTACATACTCCTCTAACTAACATTGAAGAACTCAAGTTTGATATTATGAAACAACTAGAGTCTATTGAACGTGGTGATAAAATTATTATTCTAATTGATTCTATTGGTAATCTTGCTTCGAAGAAAGAAGTTGATGATGCAATGGATGGCAAATCAGTGGCAGATATGTCTCGTGCTAAACAAGTTAAGTCTCTATTCAGAATGATTACTCCGCATTTGAATCTTAAAGATATTCCAATGGTTGTAGTTAATCATACTTACAAAGAAATTGGTATGTTCCCTAAAGATATTGTTGGTGGTGGTACAGGTTCTTATTACTCAGCTGATAGTATATACATTGTTGGTCGTCAACAAGAAAAAGAGGGAAAAGAAGTTACAGGATATAACTTTATTATTAATGTAGAAAAATCTAGATATGTAAAAGAGAAGAGTAAGATTCCTATAACAGTATCATGGGAAGGTGGTATACAGAAATATTCTGGTTTAATTCCTCTAGCAATAGAAGGTGGGTTTGTTTCTAAACCAAGTCCAGGATGGTATGCTAAAATTGACCGAACAACTGGTGAAATTGAAGATAAAGTAAGATTAGCTGACACTCAAACAGAAGAGTTTATGAAATCTATTTTAAGTAATCCAGAGTTCACTGATTATGTGAGTAAAAAATATGAAATTGCCTATTCTAACATTTTGGGAGAGAGTAGCTTATTATCTTCAGATGTTTTGGACAACAATGAATCCAAAAAAACAGAAACAGACAAAGTATAAAAAAGATTTGGATTGGCAATATGTCAATCCAGATGGTGCAACTTTTGAAGATGCACCAGTGACAGCAATTGGTTTAATGATACCAGAATATGAAGGTGTTCTATATCATTATCATAAAGCGAGGGTAGTTGAAGAAGGCGAAGGCGCCCGACTACAATTTGGTTTCACTATATTATCCCCAGGCACACATGATATAGATGAACTACAGAAAGACGGAGAATTTGAAGAAATTATGGGTGAAATTCTATCCGACATTATAATGGCACAACAAAAACATGAACAGACTAGAATCGACAATACTGAAGAACCTAATATACAATGATGAATATGCAAGAAAAGTTTTACCATTCATAAGACCTGAATACTTTGCTGACAATTCTGAAAAGATAGTCTTCAAAGAAGTCTTTGATTTTATTCAACAGTACAAAAACCCACCAACACATGAAGCTCTTGTAATTAATTTTACAGAGAAGAAGGACTTGAATGAAACTCAAGTTTCTGAATCTATTGAACTTCTAAAACAAATTCATCTCACTAAGAATGAACCAACTGATACAGCATGGTTAATTAATGAGACCGAAAAGTTCTGTCAAGACAAAGCAATCTATAATGCTATTATGGATTCAGTTCAAATACTTGATGACAAAGAACACAAAAAACCAAAAGGTGAAATACCAAAACTACTATCAGATGCCCTTGGTGTATCTTTTGATAGCCATGTTGGTCACGATTACACTGAAGACCAAGATGCCAGATTTGAGATGATGCATAAAGTAGAAAACAAAGTTAAGTTTGATTTAGACCTATTCAATAAGATTACTAAAGGCGGTCTTCCAGTCAAGACTCTAAACATTGCTCTTGCTGGTACTGGTGTTGGTAAATCATTATTCATGTGTCACATGGCTGCAAATTGTTTATCTCAAGGCCAAAATGTTTTATACATTACTTTAGAAATGTCAGAAGAAAAGATTGCAGAAAGAATTGATGCTAACTTATTAGATGTTACAATGACCGATTTACATACATTAAGTAAGAAAGATTTTAATGTTAAATTTGAGAACTTAAAAAGTAAAACTCATGGTAAATTAATCATCAAAGAATATCCTACTGCGGCTGCTTCTGCATTACACTTCAGAGCTCTTATCAATGAACTTGCTTTAAAGAAGAGTTTCAAACCAGAAATTATCTTTATTGATTATTTAAATATATGTACATCTGCTCGTATAAGACCAGGTTCTAATGTAAATAGTTATTCATATATTAAATCGATTGCAGAAGAACTAAGAGGTTTGGCTGTAGAAGCAAATGTTCCAATAATGTCTGCTACACAAACCACAAGAGGTGGCTTTACTAGTTCAGACCCTGGTCTAGAAGATACTTCAGAATCATTTGGCTTGCCAGCAACTGCTGACTTTATGTTTGCTTTAATTAATAATGAAGAACTTGAAGGCCTTGGTCAAATCATGGTTAAACAATTAAAGAATAGATACAATGACCCTTCTTATTATAAAAGATTCGTTGTAGGTATTGATAGAGCTAAAATGAGATTGTATGATGCAGAACCATCAGCACAACTTGAACTATTAGATACTGGTACACAGGCAGATAAACCAGTAAATACATTTGGCAGTCGTGAGAGTAGTAAAAATGGATATGGTGATTTTAAAATATGAGATTAACCAAAGAACAGGCAGTTCATTGTGCAAAAGTTTATTCAGATTACTTTGACCGATTTGAAAGAATTGATGACTACATTCGTGACCAGAAACTAAACTCTTTGGCTGATAGGCCTTTTGTTTTACCAGGCATGGGACCAGAAGAAGATTTATTTACAGATTTTAGTATTCATCCAAGAGATATGGATTTAGAAATTGTGGAATTACCACAAGACAAATGGGACATCTATCTCAATATGATTTCGTCTCACTCTAATATGACCAGTATTCCTGGTAGATGTTTAAGGTTGGCTGTATTAGAAAAAAATACTCAGAAATGGGTCGGGTTTATACGCCTTGGTTCTCCAGTAATTAATATGAAACCAAGAAACCAGATGTTGGAGTCGGTCTTCTCGCAAACTGCAGAAGGAGCTTCAGCATTTAATAAAACCACTATGATGGGTTTTGTGATTGTGCCATCGCAACCATTCGGTTTTAATTATCTTGGTGGCAAATTATTGGCCGCTATATGTTGTTCGCATTGGGTTCGTGAAAGGCTTAACGCCAAATATAAAATGAACACCTGTATGTTTGAAACAACAAGTTTGTATGGCAGTTCCAAGGCGTCCTCACAGTATGATGGTATGAAACCATTAATAAGATTCAAAGGTTTGACTGATTCTGCTTTTCTTCCCATGATGCATGGACCAATATATGAAGATTTAAAGAAATATGTTGAAGCTGCCATTGGCGAACCTTTGGTGCCAGCTGATGCTACATCTCGTAAATTGAAGATATCAAATAAGATAATGTCATTAACGAAAGTTGCACTTAAAGGCACACCAGAATATGAAGGCTTCGAGAATACTATTAAGAACGCATTGAATCTAACTGAAAAGAAAAGATACTATGTCTCAAATTATGGTATCAAGAACTTCATAGATATCGTTACAGGCAAAACTGATAAGATAATCAAAGATAAAGAAAATTATGAAAAACATAATCTAGAAAATATCATTGAATGGTGGAAGAAGAAAGCTAGTAATCGATATGAGAATCTAAAGAAAGATAATAGATTAAGAAATGATATAGAAGTGTGGACAGGCGAAAAAGAGATTGACATCATCCGATAAGTGTGTTATGCTATAGCATAAATAGACTAATACAAAGGAGAAGTATGGCTTTCAATATAACCACAAAACTTGGAATAAAAAAACACTTCACCCCTGATTTATTCAAAAGCAGTAAACCTTATTTTGACAAAATGCAAGAAGGTGCTTTTTTTGCTGATGATACTAAATTTTCACCTTCAAAAATTCATATTGTAAAAGTATCTACTAAAAACTTTTTGGCTATTGGAACTTTATTAAAAAACGATGATAAAGCTAAAATCGTTACTAGTGGTGGTAAAAAGTCTTCTGTTGTTGACTTTGGTGTAGGTACATTAAGATTTTTAGAAACAGGTAAAATTTCAGTTAATGCCTCAGACGGATTTACAACTGCCATGCAAGAACGAGCTTCACTAGAGATGGTGAAAAGAGTTTTACAAGAAAATAAAACATACAACTCACCTGAAGCAATAGCCAAAGATGAACCATTCTTTAATAGATTGGTAAAAGTATATCCTCAAATCAATGATAATTGGTTACAAGGTTTATATGCACAAGGTTTAAAGATAAAATCTTTATATGCAGGTTCTGGTTTTACAGAAATTAATAGAGATGGTGGTTTTATGGACTTCATAACGAAACTAATCATAGAAAAATTTGGCATCTCTAAAAAAGATTCATGGAATCCTGCTGATATTTGGATGATTAAAAATGAAATAGAAGAAAGTGTTGAAGGTAGTAATCCTAGTATAAGTAAATTGAACGATACTATGAGGTTGATGTATAAAAACAAGACACTTGTAGGTGTATCATTAAAAGCTGTTACAGGTAAAACTGCTAGGTGGGAAGATGTAAATATGGTTTCTAATATACCAAAAGCTGATAAACTTGAATTAGATAGCATTAGAATGATAATGACTTCTAAACCAGATGGTACATTAAGCACTACAGATACAGTAATTACAATTAAATCAGGCACAGCAGGTGCCAAGTTTCAGTTAAGACAAAACTCTAAAGGTTTTAATAATTTAAAGTTTGAACCAACAAAGATAGGTGCTGGCGCAGCCAGATTAGGTAAAGTACCATTAGATATGTTAGCAGCATTATTGCCAGAATATGGTATTAAAGATTTTAAAAATAACTGGCGATTATACCCACAAACAGCTGATGAGTTTAAAAATGTAGAAAAGAAATATTTAGATAAATTTATTATGGTTAATAAACAAAAGTTTCAAGATAATATAGATACAGGTATTACTAACAATAAGTTTATTGATAATATGACTAAATCATTTAATTCAGCAGACCAAAGTAATGGTGTATCTACATCTAAATTGCAACAATTAGATTTTGTGTGTTATATTATCAATTTAACAAATTCTAAAAGAAATGAATTATTAACTGATATGTTATATCTTGCAGAGAAAAAAGGCGCTCGATTTGGCCCCTTTGGTAAGTTATTTTAATGAGATAAATAGAACCAAACAAATGCTTGACTTTTCTTGCTTATTGTGTTATAATGGACCCATAAAGAGAACAAATGTATAAATTTAATGATAAAATAAAACAAATAGAAGTTCTTACTGAAGCTAGTTCAGGTAAGAATTTACATCTTGAACATCTTGAAGACATCGTGTTAGATAATGGTGTAGCAGGTACTCGTGAAGCTATAAACTTCTTACAATCATTAAGAGATATGTTGGCGGGAAACTCTACGTCAAAAGTTAATATCACTACAAAGTGGGACGGCGCTCCTGCAATATTTGTTGGTATTAATCCAGAGAACAAAAAGTTTTTTGTTGGAACAAAGAGTGTCTTTACAAAGAACGCTAAACTAAATTATACAAATGCAGATATAGATAAAAATCATCCTGCTGAAGGTCTCAATAAGAAACTAAAAACATCATTAAGATATTTACCAAAACTTGGTATCAAAGGCATCTTACAAGGTGATATGATGTTTACTAAAGGTGATATAAGAACTGAATCAATTTCAGGCGAAAAGTTTATTACATTTACACCAAATACTATTACATATGCAGTACCAGCTGATTCAAAATTAGCCAGTAGTATGAGAGCTGCTCATGTAGGAATTGTATTTCATACCTCATATGCAGGTCAAACAATGGAACAAATGAAAGCAAGTTTCAATATAGATATTAAAAATTTAAGTACAACTAAAGATGTTTGGTTTCGTGATGCAGACTTTACTGATACATCTGGTACAGCTACATTTACAATACAAGAAACTAAAGCAATCACTAGAATATTGTCTGATGTTGGTCAATTGTTTAGACAGGCAAGTCCATCAGTAATGAATAGAATTAAAGACAATTCAGTGATAAGACAATACATTAAAGTATTCAATAATAAAAAAGTTAGAGAAGGCCAAACAATTCGAGATACAATGCAACATACTAGACAACTCATTCTCGATGTTGAAAAACAAATGAATGCTGAGATATTAGAAGCTAAACGAGCAGAAACAAAAAGAAATCGCCAGTTAAAGAAATCTGAAGTGATGCGATTCTTCCGTAATAATGCAGTTGAACTAAAAAGAATATTCGATATACAAAATGGAGTTACTGAGGCTAAACTGATGATAATTAATAAACTACAATCAGTAGACCAAGTAGCGAGAACATTTATTAAAACAGATTCAGGTTATAGAATAACTGCACCAGAAGGTTTCGTTGCAGTTGACCACTTAAAAGGTAATGCAGTTAAATTAGTAGATAGATTAGAGTTTAGTCAATCTAATTTTAATGCTGCCAAAAATTGGAGTAAATAAAGATGGCATATGATATTAATGCAATTATAGCAGAATATGGAGACGATGATTTCGGCTTCAGTTCAGTGTTTGATACTGTATCTGAAAAAGATTACAAAAAAGTAATTGAAGATGTAGCTACACAATCACAAAGAGAAAAGAATTCAACAGTCGAGGAATATGAAGAGAAGTTAGCAGACCTAGAGAAACTAGTATTACCATTCTTTAGCAAACTACTTAAAACTGCCGATAAAGAATACATATATTGGCCAAAACGTAAAGAATCAGTTGAGCAACAAATCCAAAAAATACTTACATTGACACGAGGATAGTTTGTTGCTAAAATTTGACGCCTTCTTAACAGAAAACTTACTTGCAGAGAAAACTGAGGCTTTAGGTGGACTGACTATATTTGATATAGATGATACTCTATTTGAAACTACAGCTAATGTCTTAGTCAGAAAAGGTAAGAAATTAGTAAAAAGATTAGAGACTGGCACCTATTCTAAATATAAATTAAAAGCTGGTGAGTCATTTGATTTCTCTGAAATGAAAGATGCAGAGAAGTTTAATAAAGAATCTAGACCAATTAAAAGAATGATGGCAAAAGCCAAGATTATTCTTAAGAATTCTTTAGCTACACCAAAGAGTAAAGTTATCATTGTAACTGCTAGACAAGATATGAATAATAAAAAAGTGTTCTTAGATACTTTTAGAAAACATGGTTTTAATATTGATAAAGTTCGTGTTGAAAGAGCTGGCAAATTAAAAGGCGTAGCAACAACAAGAGCAAAAGCAATTATCATATATAATTATTTAAAGACTGGTCAGTTCAGTCGTGTAAGATTGTTTGATGATAGTTTACCTAATCTAAGTGAGTTCTTAAAATTACAAAGAATGTTTCCAGAGATTAAGTTTGAAGCTTGGCTTGCTAATAAAGATGGTACAGTAAAAACAATTAAAGAAGAGTATGGCGCTGGCGAAATAGGTACTACGGAGTTGGTGAATAAATACAAGAAAGATACACCTTACTCTACTTCTAAAGGAAGTTTTAAAACATGGAAGAAGATAGCAAAAGGTGTAAACAGAGGTAAAGACGGACGAACAGTTCAAGATGCTGGTTCAGGTCATAATCCAAATGGGTTTGGCAGTCTGTAAAAATGAAGTTTTAATATTTATTATATAAGGAAATTTATATGAAAGACATGGTGATTGGTTGTATTACAGGATACAATTTTGAGAAAATCAAACCTTGGGTCAATTCTTTAGACCGTTCTGGTTTTACTGGAACAAAAGCTATGATTTGCTACAACATAGATTATAAAACAGTTGATGAATTAGTCAAAAGAGATTATTCAATTCTCGCATTTGGCAAAGACGAAGAAAAAGAAACATTCAAATACCCTAAAGAAGAATTTCAGATTGTTGTAGAACGATTCTTGCATCTATGGTATTTACTCAAACGAATGAAAGGTCAATATAATCGAATCATCACAACTGATGTTAAAGATGTTATCTTTCAAACTAATCCATCAATTTGGTTAGATGAGAACCTTGGTGATAAAGAAATCAATGTTGCTTGTGAATCTATTGCATATAAAGATGAGCAGTGGGGAACAAATAATCTAATGAAATCTTTTGGTCCATTAGTACATGAAGAATGTGTTAATAATCCTATATACAATGCAGGTACAATCTCTGGCAAATTCGATACTATGGTTGATTTGTTTTTGAATATATACATGTTATCAAATAGTACTAATCATAATATAGAAGGCGGTGGTGGTCCAGACCAAGCTGCACTAAATGTATTATTACAAATGAAGACATATCAAGATATTACAAATTTTGCAAATAGTGAGGATGGTTGGGCTGCACAATTAGGCACAACAGGACCACAAATAGCAAAAGAATATGGCGATAAACTTCTTGAACAATCTCCTATTATGAAAGATGGAATGGTTTGTACCTCAGAGGGAAAACCTTTTGCATTAGTACATCAATATGACAGAGTACCAGAATGGAAAGAATCTATTGAGAGGAAATTTAAAGATGGCAAATAAACAATTTATTTTACCACCACACTTAGGTGGACATTATGATTTCACCTCGATGTTAAAACCAACCTTAGATTTAATTAAACAAAAATATGATATAAAGTCTATGATTGATATTGGATGTGGACCAGGCGGAATGGTTGAGTACGCAAACCATATTGGAATATATTCTATTGGTGTTGATGGTGATGAGACAATCAAAAATAATAAAGAGTATATACACATACATGATTATACTTTAGGTGAATATAACTCTACTGAATCATTTGATTTGGCATATTCAACTGAATTTTTAGAACATGTAGAAGAAAAATACATCAAAAACTTTATATCAACCTTTAAGCAAGCAAAATATATCTGGTGTACGGCTGCAGTTCCTGGTCAGCCAGGACATCATCATGTAAATTGTAAACCGAAAGATTATTGGATTGATAGATTTAATGAATATGGCCTAGAATATAAAAAAGATATATCAGATGAAATATCTAAAACTAGTGATGCGGACTTGGTTGCTAAGAATAGTATGTTTTTTATTAACCATGACATGGCCGCAAAAGAATTTTTCAAGAGTAATGATTATAAGACACCATTCACAATAACAGATGAACTTATTGAAACTAATACAAATTTATTTATTGCAAAAGGTGGAAGCTACAAATGAACAAAATGAAACAGCCTAAACCAGGTGCAGAAACATTCATAAATTCTAAGAATGTAATAGTTGTTCCAGTAGGAATACCACTAAACTATCATGAGAATTATGATAAAGATAATCATTGGCGTTCTACAAAAGGAGAAGAAAGAGACTATTCAGTTGTAGCTTATAGTTACAATGATTGTCCGGTTGAAGATGATAGTTATGATATAATCCAAAAAGACACAGGATTTAAGTGGGAGATGGTAAAACATTTTCTTGAGACTTATGATTATCGTGACTATGAATATATTGGTTTTTGGGACGATGACTTAGTTACTGACATTAAAAATGTGAATCGTGGTTTAGAGATTGCTAAAGAAGAAAATATTAAAATATTTCAGTTATCTACAATGCATGGTTCAGAGTGTAGTCACAATATACTTCATCAAGATACTTCAATGAAATATAGTTTAACTAATTTTAATGAAGGCATGGCAGTGTTTATTCATTCATCACTGATACCTAAAATATTAAAGTTTATGGAATATCATGACGTAAAAAGTGGATATGGATTTGATTGGATATTATCCTCAATCACTAAAGAAAAATGTGGTGTAATACATGCAGCTTCAATGTATCATCCAGGTAGACACACAACCTATGATGTTACAGATGCAAATAAAGAAATGGCACATATATTCTCTGATGTTTATCCTAAATTCATGAAAGAAGTTTATGATGAAGATATTAAGAGTTTTGAACCAGAATATAAATTACACGAAGTTACACTTAGAGAATCTGATGAATTAAGGATTGATTGATTTGACACAAACAATAAAATTTGTAAAGAAAAAATCAGATAATGATGCTCAAATTAAAGGGCGAAGCTATTCTAGTAATACAAGCAAATTACTAAAACATATGGATAGATTGGTCGACTTACAACAAGGTAAGAAACCTAAACCAATAATGATTCACATGTCACCATGTAATCCTTGTAATCTCACATGTTCATTCTGTTGTTTTGCCAATAGAGCAATGAAAGAAATGCTTACAGTTGACCAGATGAAGTCTGCGATTGACCAATTTCACGCTCTTGGTGCAGAGGGATTAGAATTTACTGGCGGAGGTGAACCGACTCTTCATCCAAAATTAGATGAAGTAGTGGAATACGCTTACAACAAAGGTATGAAGATTGGTATATGCACAAATGGTTCTTTACTTAAAAAGATAAAGACTTGGCATATGTTTTCATGGGTAAGATTGGGCATGTATGCATGGGACGAAGAAAAACCTTATGAATATAATCTTGAAGTTTTTGATGGTCTTGATGATGTCGAGATTTCAGCTGCCTATGTTTGGGACGGAGCAATGGAGACATCAACTAATCCAAATGTAACTGGTGAATGGTCCGATGATAAAGCAAGAAGACTAAAATCAAATGATTATAAAGAAGAGAACTTCTTAAAGATGTTAATGTGGGTAGAAGAAAATAAAATACCGACTAGAATAGCTTTCAATGCTATCAAAGCAACAAAGATTGTAGAACAAGACATTGAAAAAATAAGAAGTCTAATAAAAGTCCACGAAAAAGAATTTGGTAAATTGCAATACGCTTTCTTATCGGATTTCAACTTCAAAGGCGAGAGAAGAAATAGTAATTGTTATATGCACGGTGTTAAACCATTTGTATTCACTGATGGAAATGTTTATGTTTGTCCATCAGCAGAATTAGCACCAGAAAATCTATATCGTGTGAATGATGAATTTAAACTATGTGATATTGAAGGTATTACAGAGTTCTATAACACACAAGAAGGTGTAGATAACTTTACAAGACAACACGATTGTTCATACTGTAAGTATGCAATGCAAAATGAATTAATAGATGATGTTTTAATGCCAACACGACACAATGAATTTGCTTAAAGGATATTATGAGTTATATTGATAAGACACAAAAATATGAAGTTTTTAATGAAGATTACTATGAAGATGGAGTCCGTAAGAGAGTTAGTGCTTATGAACAATATCGTTGGATGCCAGAAAGAAGTATTCGTGAAGCCTCATCTATTATAAACAACATTGAATTTAAAAATGTATTAGATTTTGGTTGTGCTAAAGGATTTATGGTTCATGCCTTAAGATTATTAGGTAAAGAAGCATTTGGTGTCGATGTATCTGAATATGCAGTTGAAAAGTGCCACCCAAAAGTTAAAGATTATGTATCTAAAATTGAAGCAGTAGAAGATATCAAAGGTGGTTGGGACTTAATCATTGCTAAAGATGTATTAGAACATATACCAAAAGATGAAATACTATCTGTATTAAAATCATTAAGAGCTAGATGCAAATCTATATTTGTTGCAGTTCCTTTAGGTGATGGCGAGAGATATCGTATTCGTGAGTATGAAATGGATATCACACATGTTACTAGAGAATCAGAAGAATGGTGGTTAACCACTATCGTAGAAGCTGGGTTTAAAATTAAGTATTTTGATTATGAATATGGCCATCTAAAAGAAAATTGGACAGGAGAACACCCATTTGGTAATGCCTTTATTGTAGCTGAATAATTTCACTCCAAAAAGGTATAAATACTAAATACCACATTAACTAACTGCTGCAGAGGCGGGAATGAAATTTAAAGAATTCATAGATGTAATAGTTGAAGCACAAGAGCGTCATGCCGCTATGGCATTTGGTCGTCTGCAACCACCTACAACAGGTCACGCCAAGTTAGTTGATAAAGTTAAAAGTGTAGCCGCAAGATACAAAGCAACTCATCATGTTGTATTATCACATACTAATGATGCAAAATCAAATCCTCTGACAGCTGCACAAAAAGTAAAACACGCTAAGAGATTCTTCCCTAGAACAAATATAACAACATCATCAAGAGAACATCCTACTTTTTTGCACCAAGCGAGAAAATTACACAAAGCTGGTAACACACATTTGCATATGATTGCAGGTGGCGATAGAATACCAGAATTCAAAAGATTATTAAACAAATATAATGGCACACACAAAGGTGCTATGTTTAATTTTAAACAAATAAAATTACACAATGCTGGCGCTAGAGACCCTGATGCAAAAGGTACTGCAGGAATGTCTGCAAGTAAACTTAGAGGTCATGCAACCGCAGGCAACTACAATAAATTTAGACAAGGCGTTCCTAAGCATGTAACAGACCAACATGCAAGAGAACTATACAAAGATTTAAGGAGTGGTATGAGAGTAAGAGAAGATATAGATACCAAGTTCGAACAAATATTAATAGAAGGTGTACATGATAAAGCAATATTCAAAGCAATGTTTCTTGCAGGTGGACCTGGTTCTGGTAAAGACTATGTATTATCAAATACATTAGACGGACTAGGATTAACAGAAATAAACTCAGATAAAGCATTTGAATATCTATTAGATAAAAATAACATGTCTAAAATCATGTCAGATAAGATATCTGAAAAAGGTAAAAGAGATGCAGTGAGAGGCAAAGCCAAATCAATTACAGAACTAAAACAGAAACTTGCTTTAATGGGACGAAATGGTCTTATTATTAATGGCACAGGCGAAGACGTTGAGAAGATATCTCGCATTAAAGATGCTCTTGAAAAGTTAGGTTATACTTCTGCAATGGTTATGGTTAATACTGAAGATAATATATCAGCAGAAAGAAATATTGAAAGAGGCCAAAGTGGCGGTCGTACAGTGCCAGAAGAAGTCAGAAAAGCAAAATGGGAACATGTTCAAAGGTCTAGACCTAAATTAGCTGAAATGTTTGGTCAAAATTATGTTGAATTTGATAATTCACTAGACTTAAGAAAATCAAGTCCTGATGACGTAAAACGCAAGAAAGATGAAATGCAAGAGATATTTAAATTTGCTAGTAATTTCATTGAACAGAAACCAGAAAATGAAGTGGCACAATCATGGATTGCTGGAGAATTACAAGGTAAAGACACATCACATACACTAACAAAAGTGCCTGATTCTGGAAAACACCCTCATCCAAATTCAAAAGCAAAAGAAGAAGCTGGAAGATTAGGATTAGACTATTATGGCTTTGGTAGATATGGTACAGACAATAAAGTATCTCATCGTGTAGTTCATGATACACTAGTTCCTGTTACTACAGATAACAAACAACCTTCAGTGCAAGAAGAGTTAAATGCATCATTTGAAGATATGTTTACTGAAAAGGTTGAGAGTAAAAGAATGACTAAATACCTTATGCAAAACGGCAAACGCAAGGTGTTTGTAGTTAGAGCTGCAGCTGCACGAGAAGCTCATAAGATACAAGGCAAGGTTCATCTAAATGATAAAGGACCTGGTTATTGTGTTGAATTAAAAGAATCTGTTGCACCTGGATTTCCAGAAGCTGGTATGTCATTAGGTCATACAGCCGCACCTGAATCTTGGGGTAAAGACCCTAATATGTCTTTTAATTCTAACTTTGGACCTAAAAAGAGAATACCACAAGGTAAAATAAATAAGACAAAAGATGAAGCATTTCCAGATGATGTTGCAAAAGATAAACAAGGAATGCAAGGTGATGTTAAAATAGCAAAACCAAAAAAACCATTTACAGTTTCTGCAGATGGAAATAAGATTGACCCAGTATCTCAAGAAGGTACAGCAGATGGAATAGAATCAATATCTGCTAATAATAACCAAAAATTACATAATCAAGGTATTAGATTAGCAACATGGAAGGCAAGAAATGCACTTGGTAACTTTAAAGGAATTACAAGTATGGGTGGAGGTGGAATAGGTTGAAATCACTAACCACATTCATTAAAGAAGATTGGCAGAAAATAAATAAAGCTGATAAAACAGATGGCCTAAGTAGAGCTGCAGTTAAAGCATATCGCAGTGAGAACCCAGGTTCAAAGTTAAAGACAGCTGTGACAGAGAAGAAACCTAAAGCAGGAGGTAAACGTGCTAAAAGACGATTATCTTTTTGTAGAAGAATGAAGGGCATGAAAAAGAAATTGACGAATCCAAAGAATGCTAGAAATCCGGACTCACCAATTAATAAAGCATTACGAAGATGGAATTGTTAATAACTTACAAAGATTTAAAACAGGAGAAATAAATTGTTCAATAATGAAATAAACAAGTTAAAAGGTGTTTCTGACACCGTTCTTGAGATTATAAAAAAATCTGAAGACAAAACTCAAGATACACTAGACGAAGCAATAACTCGTACAGTTAAAAACGGCGTCACTACTGTATCATATACTGGTGCTGATTCTAAAAATCATCCAGGTCCTTCTGGCGGAATAGATAGAGCTAAGTCTCTTGCTCAAATGGGCATGAAGAAAGCTGAAGCTGATAGGAAGAAAAAAGCAATGCAAAAAGAAAACATGATGCTTGCTCCTAAAGGTAAAGGCTCTAAAGTAGCTAAGAAGATGTATGAAGATGAAAAACTAAATGAATATTCTCCCGGTTCAGGCGGTGTTACTCGTGTTACAGGTAAATCATATGGCGCTTCTACTAAAGAAAAAGAAACAGAGGTCGATGGACCTTCTAGTAAAGACCTATCAAAAATAGATAGAAACAAAAAACTAGATACAAAACCAAAATCAAATGTTGCAAAAATAAACAAAATGAGAGGCGTAATGGTTGATTCTAAAAAACCATTTAGCCAGATGCGTGAAGATTATGCACAAAATGGGCTACCAGCTCTACAAGCAATGTATAATAATCTATCAGTAACTCCTGGTCAATCTGCTAAACCAGCTTTCTATGCTGATAAGCAAACATCAGGTGTAGACCATCAAACAGATAACACTAGAAGTGCTACTGAAAAGAATCAAGACCAATATGAAGCTGAGATGAAAAAGAATCAAAAATTCATGTCACAAAGAAAAGATTCTGAAGAAGAAGCAGCATCTGGTACAGTACCTTCAAACATTAGAGTTACAGTTAGAAACGAATCTGCACCAATGTCAACTGTTACTAATGATGATATACATCAAGAACTTGATGAAATGTATCCATCTAGTTTCAATGGCGGCGTTAGAGTATTAAAATCAGCAAAAGAATTAACTCCTGCACAACAATCAATTGATGTTCATGATGATGATAAAATTGATGGTAAAGACTTTAAAAAACTTCGTGCCATGAAGAAAGAAAATGCAGAACAAGGTTATGATAATAACAAAACAGCTGACGATGATTACAAAGCAAACATGAAACATCATGTAATGAAAGACACCGTTGCAATGAAGAAAAAAGGCATGAGTGGTTTAGAACCAGTTACCGAAAAAGATGCTTATTTTGACAATGTGGTATTAGACGAAAAGAAAATGACCGATGATGAGGACGAACATAAAGAGTATATCGTTAAAGGCATGAAAAAGAATCTTAAATCATTTAAAGACACATATGGTAAAGATGCAAAAAATGTAATGTATGCTACTGCTACTAAACTTGCTCAGAAAGATGATTATAAAGATAAGAAAGAATTAGACAAAGATTTAGCAAGACAGAAGAATGAGTCTTATGGGAAAGTAAATGCTTCTTATGGAATGATGAATGCTTCTAAAAAAATCAAGTCTAAAGAACCGAAGTTATCAAAAGCACAGAAAAAATCATCAGATGCAAATAGAGCTAGAGCTAAAGCACAATACATGAGTGACAACCAACGATAATTCAAATTAAGGAAGTAAAAATGGCAATAACACTGAAAGAACAAAAACGAAAGGCACTTGAATCTTTTACTCAAAACGAAGAAATGGACCCTAAAGACCACGTTACGAGACATAAAGATGGAACATATTGTGTCTACAACAACAGTGGTAGTATTGCTAAAGAATTTGATAACGAAAAGGATGCTAATGAATATGCAATTGCTAATCATGACAATATCATGAAAGAAGCGGATGCTGTGGATGGATATGATAAGTGTTGGGACGGCTATAGAAAAAAAGGCACAAAACCAGGAACTGGCAAAAACACAGGCAAGCGTGTAAATAATTGTGTGAAAGAAGATTCACTTCCTTTTGCAGGTGCTAAAGAAGTTAAAACTGCAGGAATGAGAAAAGACCCAAGCAAAAAAGCATATATTGGTCCAATGAAAAAAACAAAAGAAAGAGAAAGTACTGCTGGAGGCCGCAAACGAAACACTAATAAATCTTATGTAGATTCTTTTACTGAAACTAATGTAGATAGAAGTGGTGATTACAAAGGCGGCAGTAGAATAGAAGCTACAGAAAGCTATAGAAATGACTTAATTATCGCTATATCAGAAATGACAGATTCAGAAATTACAGACTTTCGTTTACAACAGATAGAATTAAATGAGTTAGCACCAAAAACAATGGGTTCTTATATTAAGAAAGCACATAAAGATGCTACTGACCATGTGAGAGATAATGAACCAGAAGCTTCTTTTGATGATACTCGAGCAGAGCGTATGGCTAGACAAAGAACAATTTTCAATCGAAGAAAAGGTATTAATAGAGCTACAGATAAATTAACTAAAGAAAATAGAGATTACACAGCTGTTCATGTTAAACATGGTACAAGAAAAGTTAAAGGCACATCATCATATGATGCAGCTAAAAATGCAGCAAAACAATTTGGTGCAAAAGACACTAAAGGTATTGATGTTCATCTTCACACTAAAGAACCACAAAGAATGATTGAAGAGACACCTGCAGAGAAGTTAGCTAGAACAAAAGAATCTAATCGCCAAAGAGCTAATAAGATTGTAACACAACAAAAGACTCAAAGAGAATATGGAGGTGAACCTAAAGGCAAAACAGATAATCAGAGACTTGCAAGTACTTTAAAAAATGCACCATCTAAACACAAAAAACCAAACACAAGTCAATGGGCAGACACAATGGGTTCTGATTCAGTCTCATCACCTGGTTCATTTAAGAATGAAGAAGTAGCTGCACTTTTAAGACCTACTGTTAGAGATATCAAAGAAGGTTACTATAAAAATATAGATACAAATAGAAAAGAAGATGCGAGACTTGCTAATTCTAAACCCGCTAAGAAGAAAGAATTACCTCCACATATTCAACAACTAATGAAACGAGTTGCTAAGAAAAATATGCCAGCAAATAGTTTTAAAACTACAGATGTAACACCAAAAGGTTATGGTCCTAATGAACAAGCTTTAACTAAACCAAAGAATGAGTCTTTAGATGAGTTATCTAAAAATACATTAAAAAGTTATATACCACAAGCTGCAGGTTCATTAAGTCGTAATGCTCAAGGTAGAGCTTATGCAACTCGACCAAGAGATAATGAAATGAAAGATATGTATAGCCAACGAATGAAAGTAAGAACGAAAGGCATTCATACTGCAACTCAAAAATTAGCAAAAGAAGATAATGATATTGCTAATATGATAGATAAGACTAATCCTGGATATGCGAAGAAAATAGCAAAATCAAAAGCAAAAATTGCAAAAGATAGTACTCCAGCTTCAAGATACATGTCAAAAAGAAAAGACAAACTAAAGAGTATGGTGGTAAAAGAATCTTCAGCTTCAGACCGTGTTGCTAAGAAATTAAATGATATGGAAACACAAAAGAGTTTTGCGACTGGTAAATCTAAAATTCCTGATTATTCGCAAAGACCTAGAAATAAACCATATGATTTAAGTAAAAAGGTACAAACGGTAAAAGAAGCAGCTAAGAAAGAAAAAGATAAGAAAGTAAAGCCTGAGACCTTTCAGAACGAGCCTACTTTGAATAACAACATCAGTAAGAATGACAGTAACTAGACACGTTGATGGTATAAATAGATTATAAAGTAAAATATTAATTAAACAAAAAAAAGAAACAATAAGGAGATACACATGGCTTTATGGGGAAACAGAGACGACAAACCATCATCAGGTACTATAGCAATTAATGGTAGCACTGGTGTTGTAACAGGGAGCGGCACTGCATTTTTGACACAAGCAAAACCCGCTGTTGGTAAAGGAACATTTGGCTACATAGTCGTAACAACTGGCGGCGCCGGATATCTTGATTCATATTTAATCACATCAGTAGCATCAAATACAAGTTGTAAAGTAAAAGCAGGAATACCTGGCTCTACAATGACAACAGTCAGTACTGGTGCTCAATATACACTAAATGAGAAACCTCGTTCAATATCAGCTTCATCTGTTCATAATGAAAATAATCCAAAGGATGTATTTGGTATAGATACAGAAGAAACTGAAAGAAGTGAAGACAATATTGTAGGTATATCTGAAATAAATTTAGGTTTAGGATATCCTACAGCTGAAGTACCGGCTGTAACAATAGCTGGAGCAGGACAATCAGTATTTGCTACAACAGCTGTTACAATTGCAACTGACACAATTACATTAGCAGCTGCAGCTGTTCCAACAACTGGCACCGCAGTTAAATATTTAGCTAATAGTGGTACAGTATTAGGTGGTTTAGCTGATGGTACAACTTATTTTATTATCAAACTTACAGCAACAACAGTTGCATTAGCTTCAACATTAGCTAATTCAGGTGCTGGAACTAAAGTAGCTCTTACAGGAACAGGTAACAATAATCAATCTTTAAAAGGAATAACTGCAACGGCTGTTGCACAATTCTCAGGCGGAAGTATGGTAGTAGGTGGTACAGTAATGACAAACTTAGGTTCAAATTACGCAACTATTCCAGCAGTTACAATTGATAGTCCTAGAATGACAATTGCTACATCTGCTTTGGCAGTAAACTCAAGTGTATTTACATTTGGTGGCACAAGACCTAGTACAGCTGGTTTTTCTTTAGTTTATAATAATGGCGGTGGTACAACTGCAACTGGTTTAACTTCTGGTACAACTTACTTTATTGCTACAGGAACAGGATTATCTGCATCAACTTTCCAAGTTAAAGAAACAAATACTATAACAAATCCTGCAGGCACTGTCGCAATTACTAATACAGCTGGTGTATTCTCAATGGGTGCAACTGCACTTGCAGTTGACGATGTAATTACAATATCAGGTACTCTCGGCGGAAGTGGTAGTATCACAGGATATGCTGGTTCACCTAAATCTTATAGAGTTTCTGCTGTAACAGGCGGCGCTGCTTCATCAAGAACAGGTTTCACTTTAACTGAAATTAATAATAATGCTGCAATAGTTACAACAGCTGGTACTCCGACTGGATTAACTTATGCAATAGAAGACATTCCAAAAGTTACAGGCACAGGTAATAATGCTCAACACTTTGTTATACCACTAACTGCTACAGTAGTTCAAGCAACTGCAGAGGCAATCAGAGGTTCAGGTCCTGGCGGTTCTCAAATCACTCACGCTGGTTGGGTTAGAGAAACTATTGGTACAGGCGGTCGTGCTGGTCGTGTCAACTATGAAACATTAGTTGCTATGGGTAGTATTACTGGTGATGCAACGCCTTTATAACAAATGAACTTTAAACAATATTTGAGCCAGACTGTAGCTACAGATTCTGGCCAAGCGATTAAAACACTCACGCCAAATGGACTTGGTGCAACTTCAATATCTAATCCTAGAGTTAGAGCGGACATAAACCTCCGCCTCTCTAGAGAATTAGTAGAAGTTAAGTCTCCATATTCGGGCATACAGACGGTTCGTAAAGTATTAAGTAGACACGCTTTAGATATACCTACACTTTATGACCTTAATCCACAAGAAGACGAATTAACAATTGAATTAAATCAATTTGGTAATGAATTATCAGTTGAAGAATATTCAATGTATATTTTATATTATCTAGCAGACGATGGCACATATGATTTTTATGCTGAAGCAATTGATAATGAATCTTTGGATGAAATTCTAGCAGATGAAGAAGATGAGGAAGAACTAGAACTAGAATAATCTGGAGTAATATGATATTTGATAATTTAAACCATGATAGTTTAATGATGTATGCAGTAAAAGCTTATGATAGACCTAATTGTGTCATGAGTGAATTTAAAGATGATATGAAGAGATTCAATTATCTTAAGAGACTATTTAAACGATATAGGTCAGTTGGTGAAATAAAAGAACGATTAATAATAAATCATTTAATAGTTCTTTGTAATGTTTTTGGTCCAGTAGTAGCAACTAGATTGTTATTTTATAAAATGGTACCTGAAGATTACTCAGCACTTAAGACTTATTTAACATTTCTTAACCTAATGCCAAATACGGTAATAGGTATTCAAGGTGTTGACCTTATATCAGCCGATATACCTATTGATTCACGAGTAGAAATTATTTTAAGAGAGACAATTTGATGGAAACAAAAAATAAAACAAACGTAGAGCCTTCTAAAACAAAACAGCAAGGCATGATTAAGAAATATAAAGATGATTCAGTCGATGTTGCTGGTGGTCAAGTTGGCCAAGATATCTCTGAAGATGGCGTAGAACAACATAACACTGCAAGAAAGTTGCATCATAAAGCTTTTACGAAAGCAATGAAATCTTACTCTACAAGTCCAAATCATACTGAAGCAATGAAAGACCAAACTACTCATGCGAAAACCATGAAAGATTTAGAAAAGAAACATGGTCTTAAATTAAATAAATTTGGTGGTGCTTATAAAATGACTGAAGATAGGTCAAGTTGGCATACATTTCAAAAAGGCCTAAATGAATATGGTGGACCAAAACAACCATTAGTTCCTCTACCTAAAAAGAAACCTGCAGTTACATTTTCACCAGTTATTAAAGATAAAATTAAAGAAGAAGTTGGTGGCGCTAAAGTTAAACCTAACTATTGGGGTTCTAAAGAAAAATTAGAAAAAGGAAGAGCAGACCAAAAAATAAAAGATGCTCAGAATCCTAAACCAATAAAATTAAAATACAAAGACCAACCTAAGAAAATGGATTATAGCACATATAAAGAAGCTTCATGTGGCATGAACCCTAATGTTAAAGAATATAATGATAAAGAAAAGAAAATGGTAAAAGAAGATAGAGAAGTTTCTATGGCTGTTAGTCAATTAAAAACAATGTGTGAATATGGCACAGACCTTATTAAAACTCTAGAAGCAAAAGGTCCTGATTATAATATAGAAGCGTGGGTTCAATCTAAGATTACCAAGGCTGCAGATTATATGAATAGTGTTGGTCATTACATGGAAAATGAACCTGAAACTAAGAATGAAGATGCACCAGCTAATGCCTCAGGTGGCGGCGCCATTGCAGGAGTCGGTGTTGGAGCAGAAGGCGAACCAGGTGTAATGTTACCTAGAAAGAAAAACAAAAAAGATGCCGTTATGGGGTTTGCCGCATTTAATAGGAAAACTCCTGTATAATGGGTGCAGTGAAGATGATTGCTATATTGATTATTGTATTAATACTTGCAGGCGGCCTTTGGCACGTCTCAAATTTAAAAGCTAATCTTGCAATCAGTGAAGCTAATAGTGCCAAGTTAGAAGAAGGCATCAAAGAGCAACAATATTTGGTTGATAAAATGCAAGACGATGTTACTTCGATTCAAGTAATCAATCAACAATTGAATGACCTTAATACAGAGAATCAAAAAGAGATTAAAAAACTGACAGACAAATTTAATGTCAAAGCTAATGGAGACAAAAGAGATTTTGGTACACTTGCAGCTGTCAAACCAAAAGTAATAGAAAGATTGATTAACCGTGGAACAAAAAATACAGTTAGATGTTTAGAACTATTAACTGGTGCTCCACATACTGAAAAAGAACTTAACGCTAAATTAACAAGTGAGACTAACCGTGAATGCCCATCGATTGCAAATCCTAATTATATCCCTACTACTCCTTAGTTTACAGGGGTGTGCATCATTTAGTTTATTTGATGATAATGATGTCAAACAAATAGAAATTAAGTCTGTAGCTGTAGATAGAGTTCCTCTTAATCTACCTAACCCTCCGCAATTAGAACCAAGAGCACCTAAATGGTATGTTGTTACTCCTGATAATGCAGAAAAGGTGTTTGAAAAACTAAAGAATAAGAATATTGATTTAGTCTTATTCGCATTGACTGATAATGGATATGAAGAGTTGTCTATAACGATGGCTGAAATAAGAAATTATATGAAATCACAAAAAACAATTATTATTAAATATAAAGAATATTACGAACCAAAGCAAGATAAATAGATATTCACAAAGGAGAAACACATGAGAATTTTAAGACCTAAACCAATTGTAGAAACACAACCAGTTAAAAAAGCACCTAAATTAAAAATAGTACCAACTAAAAAGAAAAAATAAATGAATAAAATCTTCATTGCAGTTACAATCATAATATTAGGCCTCACCTCTATATCAGTATTTTCTAAAGAGTTGGTGGGCATGGAATATGATTATAAAATAACAAGAGTTATTGATGGAGATACTGTTGCATTTCAAGCTAACTTTCTACCTGCTCCACTAAAACAAGAACTAAGTATTCGTGTTTATGGTGTTGATACTCCTGAGAAAGGACATCGTGCAGAGTGCCCATCAGAGGCTAAGAAAGGACAAGAAGCTTCTGCCTTTACAAAGGCTTTAGTTAAGAACGCAACGACTACTAAAGTAGTTATAATGAAATGGGATAAGTATGGAGGCCGAGTTATTGGTGATGTTATACTAGATGGCAAGAGTTTAACAAAACAATTACTTGAAAAAGGTTACGCAAGAGAATATTATGGTAAAAAAAAGGAGAGTTGGTGTAAATGAAAAAATTAATTATAGTATTGGCACTATTCGTATTACAAGGTTGTGCTATCATAGATAGTTACAATATGGCAAAATTTGACAATAATGAATATTATATCATAAATCAAATTAGAACAACGACATCTTTAGGTGAAGAGCATTGTGGCACTAAGTATGCGAAACCATTAGTTAATAGTCTTTGGATTAAAGTGAATGAGTTTAATAATTACTCTGCTTCAATTCCAAACAATGAACAGACAATAAAAATGTCTGAAGCATTAAAAGGCATTGCAAAAGGTCTACACGTTAAATATGACGTTGACCCAAAAGTAAGTAAATTGTATTGTACCATTAAGTTTGATTTACTGAATAAAAATGCAATAACAATTCAGAATGTAGTTGGAGGAAAACCACGATGAGTCTTGATAAAATAACAGAAGGACTTCAAAGTCTAGAAGAACAAATAGAAGAATTACTTAAGTCAGACAATGTATCTGTTGTAGACTTGGTAGTAGAAACACAAAACTTTAAAGAACTTTTTGAAGCAAAAGAAATATCTTTTGACGAATATAAAGAATTTCTAGTTGATTTAGAAAACACAAAAGTAGTAGAAGCAGCAGCTGGTGAACTTGAAGTAAGAACTAAATTAAATGGTTTAATATCTACATTAATATCTGTTGGGTCTCTAGTAGTTTAATTTAGGAGAAACCATGGTAGCAAAGAAACTTGAATCGACATCTAAGTATGCAAAGTTTGATGCCGACAATAATGGCGTAGTTAGCGATGAGGAATTTAAATTGGAAGAAAGACAAATACGATTAGAGAATGAAGACAAGAGAGAAGACGCTCAAAGGAACATGGCGTGGTTTGCTCTTGGAGGTATGTTATTATATCCATTCGCAGTCGTACTCGCAGTAGCACTCAGTCTAGATGGTGCAGCTAAAATATTAGGTGATATGGCAGCTACATACTTTGTATCAGTCGCAGCTATTGTAGCCGCATTTTATGGAACACAGGCGTACTCTAAAAAAACTAAAAACGTAGATTCGTAATGTCAGATAAAGACATAATCGAATTAAAGATAGCCACTGAACTGTTGAAAAAAGATGCAGAAAAGTGTGAATCTTTATTTGATAGAACTCAACTAACTCTAGATAAGATACAAGAGACTAACCAGAATATCGTTAAAATGATTTCTTTGCATGAGCAGAGACTTGACCAACAAGAAAAACTATCAGACGGATTACATGACGATATTAGAGATATTCATACAAAAATAGACCAGATAGAAGACCGTATTACAGATAAGTTAGACGAAATAAAAAATGATTTAATCAAGCATAAGAAAGATGATAGAAATCCATTTGTAAAGTGGGCCGATATCGATAAAGCTAAATACTTTCTTATAGGTTTTGTGTTAGCACTTGGTTTTCTTTTAGGCGAACTTGAGATATTTGACCTGTTTTAACTTGACATAAGTAGCCTTACCTGTTATAATTACACAATGTCATTAATAATAGATTCTAAATATACCAAGATGGTCTCATATCGTTTGAGAAACTTCAAACAGAAGAACAACTATCTCTTTAATTTTTCTTGCCCTTTCTGTGGCGATTCACAAAAGAATAAATCTAAAGCTCGAGGTTATGTATACCAAAAAGCAAATAACTTGTTTTATAGGTGTCATAATTGTGGCTCAGGCACTACTGTCGGTAATCTTATTAAGTCTATTGACGAAACTCTACATAAAGAATATATACTAGAGAGATATAAAGCTGGTGAGATTGGTAATTCAAATTATAAAAAACCTGAATTCGAAATAGCTCCACCTAGATTTGATAAGATACAAAAACAAAAATCATTTGACAATGCAGAATGGTGTAATCAACTATCTGTAGAACATTGGTGTGTTAAGTATTTACAAGGTAGAAAGATTCCAGAAAAGTTCTGGTCTCATTTACTCTTTGCACCAAAGTATAAGCAGTTCATTGATGACCTTATACCTAATCATGACAAACCATTAGTTGATGATGCTAGATTGGTAATTCCTTTCTATGATGAGTATAATAATTTAATTGCTGTGTCAGGTCGTGCATTAGAATCTAATGATAAACTCATTCGTTACGTCACAATGAGAGTTATTGAAAGTGATAAGAAGTTAGCTTTTGGTTTAGATAGAATTGATTTATCAAAAACAGTAAAGATTGTAGAAGGGCCACTAGATAGTTTATTCTTAGACAACTGTCTGGCATCTGGCGATGCAAATCTATACTTAGCATCTAAAAGTATTGAATGTGCTAGTAAAGTGCTTATCTTTGATAATGAACCAAGAAACAAAGAGATTGTGAAGATGATGCAAGTTGCAGTAAGTTCGCAACAGAATGTCGTAATTTGGCCTACAACACTTCACGGCAAGAAAGATATTAATGACATGATTATCTCAGGAATGAGTGTAAGTGAGATAGAAAATATTATAAGTAGTAATACCTTTTCAGGTTTGGAAGCAGAGACAAATTTAGTATACTGGAAGAAAGTCTAGTATCAAGTTAATAAAAAAAATCAGTGTGTAATCTAACACGGATTGGCCAGTCGCCATTTTCATGCTAACACCAAAAAGGCTCATGTTTGTAAAGTTATTTCCCAGTGTTTTTTATTTAAAGTAATTTATTTGGAGTATATGAATGGACAACATAGTTCATGGTATTAAAGTTGATTTTACAAAAGATTCCCTATTTGACCAGTTAGGTCTCAAGAGATTAAAAGAAAGTTATATGAAGGAGGAAGAAGATAGTCCTCAAGAACGATTCGCATATGTGTCGAGTGTGTTTGGCTCAAATAAAGAACATGCACAAAGATTATATGACTATGCAAGTCAACATTGGTTATCTTATTCAACTCCTATATTATCGTATGGTCGCTCTAAACGTGGCTTACCGATATCGTGTTTTCTACCTTATCTAGATGATTCATCAGAAGGTTTAATCTCAACACTCTCAGAAGTAAACTCCCTGTCTATGCTAGGCGGCGGTGTCGGCATTGGTGTTGGTATTCGTTCATCAGACGATAAATCTGTTGGTGTAATGCCTCACTTACGCACATATGATGCATCCTCATTGGCATACCGTCAAGGACGAACAAGGAGAGGTTCCTATGCAGCGTATCTAGATATATCTCATCCTGATATCATGATGTTTCTAGAAATGAGAAGACCTACAGGTGACCAGAACATGAGATGTCTGAATCTACATCATGGCATCAATATTACAAATGACTTCATGCAGATTATTGAAAGAAGCATGATAGATGGCGATGCTGACGATTCATGGCAATTGAAAGACCCGAACAGTGGTTTGATTAAAGAAGTTGTTTCAGCTAAAGACTTATGGCAAAGAATTCTAGAAATTCGTATGCAAACAGGCGAACCTTATTTACATTTCATTGACATATCTAATGATAAGATGCCACAGTTTCAAAAAGATTTAGGTTTATCTATTAAACAATCGAATCTATGTTCAGAGATTATTTTACCAACAGATGAAAATAGAACAGCCGTGTGTTGTTTATCTTCTGTAAATTTAGAATACTATGATGCGTGGAAAAAGAATGATTCATTCTTAAAAGATATTGCTGAGATGTTAGATAATGTATTACAATACTTTATTCAAAATGCACCAGAAGCTGTTGCAAGAGCGGCATTCTCAGCCTCTCGTGAAAGAAGTATTGGTATTGGTGCATTAGGTTGGCACGCTCATCTTCAGAAGAAGAATATTCCATGGGAATCGGCATTGGCCGTGAGTAAAAACAAACAAATATTTAAACACATAAGAACATCTTTAGATACAGCTAATCAAGAACTTGGTAAAGCAAGAGGTGAAGCTCCAGATGCAGAAGGTTCAGGTCAAAGATTCTCACATCTTATGGCAATAGCACCAAATGCCTCATCATCTATTATCATGGGCAATACTTCACCAAGTATAGAACCATATCGTGCAAATGCTTATAGACAAGATACATTGTCTGGTTCACATTTACATAAGAATAAGTTTTTAGATAAAATAATAAAAGATAAATGTAAAACAGATAGTAAAATGGATTATGATGAGATTTGGTCATCAATCATTGCTAATGACGGTAGTGTACAACATTTAGATAAGTTGTCAGATTGGGAAAGAGATATATTTAAAACATCAATGGAAATTGACCAACGATGGTTAATTCAACATGCAGTTGATAGACAAGACTGGATTGACCAAGCACAATCATTGAATGTATTCTTTAGACCAGATGCTAATATTAAATATGTACATGCAATACATTACTTAGCGTGGAAAGGTGGACTTAAAACGATGTACTATTGTCGTTCAGAGAAAATTGGTAAGGCTGATAAAGTGGCAAGAAAAATTGAACGACAGGTAATTCAAGAACTGGACTTAACAAAAATGGCAGAAGATGACGGTATTTGTATCGCCTGCGAATAGAATAGGATAACAATGAAAAAGATATTAAGATTTACAGCCACTTGGTGTCAACCATGTAAGGGATTAGAAATGAATTTAAATTCAGCCAAGTTTGATATGCCTTTACAGGTTATTGATATTGATGATGATGACGATGATTTAGCAATGAAATGGAAAGTTCGTTCTGTACCAACTCTATTAATGTTAGATGGTGAAACAGAAGTAAAAAGAAGCACAGGTATTTTATCAACTAAACAAATAGAGGAATGGGCAAAATAATGGCAAAAGATTCGAATCTAATGGAAGACAGAAATAGTTTTAAACCATTTAATTATCCATGGGCCTATAACGCATGGTTAAAACATGAGCAAAGTCATTGGCTACACACTGAAGTTCCTATGGCAGAAGATGTAAAAGATTGGCAACGAGTATTGACTCAACCACAAAAACATTTTCTCACAAACATCTTTAGATTCTTCACACAAGGTGATGTAGATGTTGCCGGTGGTTATGTAAACAACTATTTACCATATTTTCCACAACCAGAAGTTCGAATGATGTTAATGGGATTTGCCGCTCGTGAAGCACTTCACATTGCAGCTTACTCACATTTAATTGAAACATTAGGAATGCCTGATTCAACATATGGTGAATTTCTAGAATATGAGTCGATGAAGAATAAACATGATTATGTAAAAGATATTAGTAGTCGTAACGGCGATAAACAGTCTACAGCTACACACATTGCAGTTTTCTCTGCATTTACTGAAGGTATGCAATTATTCTCATCATTCATTATGTTACTAAACTTCCCTCGCCATGGCATGATGAAAGGTATGGGACAGATTATAACATGGTCTATTGTTGATGAAACAATGCATACTGAATCAATGATTAAGTTATTCAGAACCTATATAGAGGAGAACAAAGAGATTTGGAATGATACACTTAAATCTCGAATTTATTCAATTGCAGAAAAAATGGTTGAGTTGGAAGATAAATTTATTGATTTAGCATTTGAAATGGGCGATATGCCTGATTTAACTGCAGCACAAGTTAAGCACTATATTCGTTATATTTGTGATAGAAGGCTGATATCATTAGGACTTCGAGGCGTGTATAAAGTTAAAAAGAATCCATTGCCTTGGGTAGAAGAGATGGTTAATGCTCCAACACACACTAACTTCTTCGAGAATCGTGCAACAGATTACGCTAAAGGCGCTCTGTCAGGTTCATGGGAGGATGTATGGGGAAACCCCGAGGATAAGAAACATGAGAAAGTTGCAACCTAAAGTTAAAAACAATAAAATAGCTTACCGCTATAATCAAAATAAGGAAAATATTATGTTAGATTTAAACGTTATAAAAGCTTGGCTTCTTGCACGTTGGGCTGAAAGAACTTCATGGGACGGAGTTGCTTTGATTGTACTTGGCACTCTTGCTCTAATGTCACATGCATTAGTATCAGTAGCGGCAGTTGGCGCTATCGTTTATGGTGCTTGGACATTATATACAAAAGAACAAGCAAAGAAATCAAAGAAATAAAAAATGATAACCATTGAACAGTCCGCTATTGACAAGATTATGGACCTATATACGGATGAAACCGATGCCGATATAAAAGGTCTCAGAATGTATGTACAGGGTGGCGGATGCTCAGGGTTTCAATATGGATTTACATGGGAATCCAAGATTGAAGAAGATGCTACTGTATTAGATTTAGAAGGCACAGAACTAAAAGTTATTGTCGATGCACACTCTAGTCAATATCTAGAAGGTTCAACAGTTGCTTATACTAAAACTCTAATGGCAGAACAATTTCAGATATCAAATCCAGTTGCTAAATCTTCATGTGGATGCGGAAGTAGTTTCGCAGTATAATGCCTAGAAGAAAAAAAACAGTTACAAAGAGAAAGACACGGAGAAAAAAGGAGAAGTAAAATGGCTTATAGTAAAGGTGTATTAGACCATTATGAGAATCCTAGAAACGTGGGCTCAATGGACAAAAATGACCCGACAGTAGGAACTGGTATGGTTGGCGCTCCTGCTTGTGGTGATGTAATGAAACTCCAAATAAAAATTAATGAAGACACTGGAATTATAGAAGATGCTAAATTCAAAACATACGGATGTGGTTCAGCTATAGCTTCAAGTAGTCTTGTTACAACTTGGCTCAAGGGTAAATCTGTTGAGCAAGCTCAAGAAATTAAAAATATGGACATAGTAGAAGAACTAGCTTTGCCGCCAGTTAAAATACATTGTTCAGTTTTAGCTGAAGATGCCATTAAAGGTGCCTTGGCTGATTATGAAAAGAAAAAGTCACAAAGGGAAATATCTATTCCAGTTGTTGCAGTATAATTTGAATTGTTGAATATAAAGGAAATAAAAAGTGAAGACATTAGACCACACTTGTAGTAGTTGTCAATCTGAATTTGTAGTAAGTTACAGTGAAGAGACAGCTGACGATGAACCTACTTATTGCCCATTCTGTGGTGAATACTTAGCTATAAAGCCCATAAATAAAAATGATGCACCATATAATCCTAACGTAACTTATTAGAAAGGTTGAATCTATATTGAATTGGACATTTAGAGGTAAAGAATTTACTGAAGAAAATGTTGGTGAGTATTTTGGGATAGTTTACCTAATCACCAACTTACAGAATAATAGAAAGTATGTAGGTAAGAAGTTTTTTACCAAGGCTTCTAGAAAACAAGTAAAAGGTAAGAAGAAAAAAATTAGAGTGAAGTCTGATTGGGAAGAATATTGGGGTTCAAACAAAGTAATCAAAGAAGATGTACAGAAGGCTGGTAAGAAACATTTTACGAGAGAAATTCTACATCTATGTAAGACTCGTTCAGAACTATCTTATTTCGAGACGTACGAGATATTTACACGAGATGCTCTAGTTACACACGAATACTATAATGATTGGGTCACTTGTCGAATAAGGAAAGATAATCTTATATCAAAACCGGACACCATTACTTATAATAACTCATCACCTAAATCCAATGGATATAGCCGAAGTTCACCAAGAAAGTAGCATGTTTGCCCAACTCATACTAGATATAGTGTTATAATGAATGAAGATATCAAGAGAGATATTGAAATCTCATTGAGAACATATAAGCCAATAGTAAAACATTATTGGTGGATTAAGTTTTCTAACTATAAAGGCAATATACTTATCTTCGTTGGCTCTATATTGTCAGGGCAAGTAATCACAAAATACTTTAAAGATGAAGATTTAGCTGTTGATTATGTCAATTGGGTTCTACATCAAGACCCATCCACCTACGGCCTCCAAAGTTCGCCTCAAAAACACTCAAAATAGTGTTATACTCCTTGTAATATGATATCAAATCAATCAACATTTGCATTTTGGGTTAAGTGGTTATCTACGATAGCTGCCTGCGGTTGTGCATTAGCATCTGCATTAGAAATGTTCCCACTAAATGTCTGGTTAGGTACTGTAGCAGGTATCGGTTGGATTTACATCGGAAGTCTCTGGCGTGAACCAAGTGTTATCATAATAAATGTAATGATGGCGGTATTATATGGATATGGAGTAGTGAGAACTTTCATTTGATAGTTTTAGGTGAAGACCACATACCTGATGAAGAAGCTCAAGAGATAGTAGAAGACATGGACAGATTGTTTGGTCCTTTACCAAATCCAATACACGAACCAAAAAGAGCGTTAAGTTATTTGAAAAGATATCGATATCATTTGACTCAGACTAAACAAAGAATACCTGGGACGGAATAAAGGCATAAATAGAATTGCTCAAAAGGCATTTATTTCTAATCTAATCCCAAAAGGAATGGTAAAATGACTGATACACAACAACAAGATGACCGTGCTGCGGCTGAAAACCAACAACAAAATCTTGAACAGCAACAACAAGAAGCTGAGATGTTAGCAACAAAAGAAACTAAAGAAAAAAACAGAAGAATGATTGAAGCTTTTTCATCTGAATAAGCAATTTTAATTTATATTATGGAGTTATTATGGACTATGTTATACTTTACACATTTATGTTTTTCTATGAAACAATAGAAGAGCATTATCATGCAGATACACAGGCATCAGAAATAAGCCTGGTCGTACCCTACACACCCCAACCTAATCAAGTATCACTTCTTATCAATGAATAAGCGCCAGATTATTAAACACATCAAGAAACAAAGATTGCCTCTATTATTAGTGGCCTTTGTTATAATGCTATCTGTAATATGGTCATTAGACGAAAAAGACATTGCAGATAAACCAAGTTTTACAGATAAGGTTGTAGGTGGTATAGTGAATCTTAATAGAACTGAAACGATTGATGAACAGGTTGATGAATTTATATCATCAGTTACACCAATAGAGCCAGAATCAGAATGATAGGCGATTGGCAAGTAACAGAAGCAATTGATAAAATTAAGGCGATGAAATACTTTGACATAGAAGTAAGCATCGAGAAGCCTTTTCAATTACCAAAGAATATGCCATTTCAACTTAAATTTGTAGATGGTGATGCCGTGTTTAGAGTGTTAGCATCAAGCGAACACGATGCATACGAAAAGATATTTGGTTGGCTCAATGACTCTCCTGATTGGTCTAGAGGTTGGTCTGATGATAATGAAGGCGAAGACCCATATGATGAAGACATTCAATGATACCTCAGAAACCTAAACCTTGGACTAGAAGAGCAATAGAATTGTTTAGTATAGATTCGCCATTTGGTCACAAGGTTGAGAAAGACAAGACAAAGTATAACAGAAAGATTAAACATTCGAAATCAAACAAGGAGTTAGATGATGGCAGCGATTAGTGATGCAGATAAGAAAGAAATATCAGGTGCAATGCAAGAGTTAAGCAATTGTATGTTAAGAACAGGTGCTGAGAAAGATTTAATGAAAGAAATTGTGAGCAATCTACATGAAAAATTTGAGATACCTAAAAAGGTTATTTCTAAGATGGCGAAAGTATATCACAATCAAAACTTAGCAGAAGAAGTTTCAACTCACGATGAGTTTGTAATATTATATCATCGTGTAACAGGCGAAGGATAGGAGAAATAGATTATGATGAATCCATTTGACAAAGGTGACCAAGAAGGTGCAGTATGGGAATATCTAGATGACCTAGATTTTTATGCAGGCCATCCAGAAGAAGGTTGGAGTTCTAAGAAGAAAATGTATGAGATACTATTTCATATTCAAACTTCAATGAAAACTCTAACAAAATTTAAAGACGAAGATGAATGGGTCAAAGCTCGTCTAGAAAAAATAGAAGCTGATATAGTTAAACGTCAGTCCAAGTAATGGATATTAAATGGATTTCAACTGGCTTATTAGTAACAGGTGCAACGGCATTAGCCTTGCAATTACCCTACTATAAGTTTTGTTTTCCATTATTCGTTGTTGCTCATGTAATATTAGCATATGAATTTAGTGTAAAGTATCAGAACTTACCTCTATTCTTACAGAACATATATTTCATTGGTCTGAATTCAATCGGATGTTATATCTGGTTGTTTTCGTGAGAAAATATATTCCAGAGATTTTAAATGAAATAAATAGTGATACATCTAAAATAAAAGATTACGAAGAGAAGAAACCAATACTCAATCTTTTATTTAAGTATGCGTTTGACCCAGAATATAAGTTTTTGTTGCCAGAAGGCGACCCACCATTTGAACCAAATCCCGATAATATTGGTCTGAATGGTCTATTGACTGCAGAGATAAAGAAACTCTATGTCTATACAAAAGAGAATCCTAATATGGAATCCTTTAGACGTGAGATGCATTTTGTTGATTTACTAAAAGATATACATGTAGATGAAGTAAAAGTTTTATTAGCAGTGAAAGACCAAAATTTGGGTAAATTATACCCGAAGATAACAGAACAATTTCTAAAAGAATCGGGCTTCTATGGACACCAAGATTAGAGATATTATCAACAGCAAAATGAACCTATTGGAACAATATGTAGATGAGAATTTACATATCACTTCACCATCTATGGTTTCCGTCCTTATTACAGAAATTCACCAGTACTACACTCAACTTGAATTTGAAGACCGACAATATATCGATGTCATAGATGATATGATTAATCGTGGTCAGGGTCATAGGAATACATTACATTAATTATATGAGACAATACAATGCCAAAAACAAAAATAGATTATAAACAATATATGAAATTTCATAGATTAGTAGATAGTATGGTCGTTGACATGAGAACCCATTTAAATGGTATAACTGATGTTGAACTAAGAAAGAAGTTGAATTTCATATTACAAGATTATAGAACTAGAATATATCAATTGGAGATAGATGATGTTTCGGAAACTGTTAAGAAAAACACTTGAAACCGTGGTTGATATTGTGGCTTACAGTACAATATTAATAGTGATTGTAGCTATATTCCCATTTATGGTCATTGGTATGTACGCATACAAAACATTTGCGTTTGTGTTTAATAATGCCTAAGGTAAGACCAACCGATAGATATAAAGAGAAAGAATGTCCTATATGTGAAGAGACACATCGTAAGAAAGGTCCTTATTGCTCTCTAGAGTGTTCTTATAAGAAAGTACAAGTAATGCCACAGGCAGGTAAGGACAAAATCTCAGCATCGATGCGAGAGCAACACAAACAACCAGACCGAATGGCCCACGCTAGACTCCTACAACAAGGCATCGCCGTTAAGGCAGAAGACTTTGCTATAGATGTTCCTGATGTTCGTGATTTGGATGACTTCGAAGGTTATTCTAAAGCCGAAGACTGGTAATTTACTGCATCACACTTGGTAACAGAAATGTAAATCCATCTGTTACGATATATCCAATATAATAGAGTGATATCAAAAACAACACTACATTAACTATGTAGAAGTTTCTCAATCGTCCATCCATTTAAACATATCCATAAGTGACATGAATATGAGTATCATACCAGATAGGATTAAGTAACCATTTACTGGTTCATTTACAAAGGCACCGGCGATACACATCACGCCAATGGCCATTGTTATTTTATTTCTTATTTTTTCCATAATTATTCTCCTGTATAACACAACTGTTCATAACGAGGTGACATCTGTTTGCGAGTTTGACCTCTATCATTCACTAAATCGGCCTCTTGTAGTGCCAATTTT